ACTCCAGCAATGAATTGCAGTAAGCTTTTGTTTGGATTGAGGACATATTTTATTGTTGGCTGATTTAATACATTATCAGCGATCGATGGGATAGCCATCAAAGAGTTCGCCTTATTTAATAATGCAAACATTACCACAATCAAGGAGAGCGAACTTGATAGCAGCAACAAGCTAATTGTCTTCGTTGACAACGGAGCCGTCCGGACTAACATACATCATTGCCTCCTGTTTTATTTGCTGTTTTAAGTCGTGCAATTGCGCCGTTGTTTCCTCTTTACCCAGTTCAGCTTGTACAACTAGATTAGAGTCGGCAAAATTATTTATATTCTGGATTAACTTTTGCGTCTCGATAGCCGTTTCTTGCTCGACTACTTGCCCAATCTGAGCCTGCGATACCAGCGCTTCTGTATATGACAAAGCAATGATTTGCAGCATAGATTCTGGTAGTACAAGAGATTTTTGCTTGTTTTCCTCTGTGGAAAAATAACTAACAACGATGCCCTTTTCCCCACCTTTCTTGGTAGTAATATCGTCCACTTCTGCTGCTAAAGCTAATTGAGTAGCGTTGGTTAGCAGCGATCGCATAAGCGCGGTTTGGACATCTTGACGATAGTTTGGGTGAGAAGGATCTTTGATTTGTTCCTCCACCTTTTCTCGGATTTCAATTCCCGCGTTTACGGTCGCCAACTGTTCCAGACCCCCGCCTTCAGTTGTGACAGGGCTTAAATTTGTTGTATTTAGCGATTCCAGGATCTCTCGATACTTAGCGGCCATTTCTTCCCTGGCTTGTTCGACAGCGGCTTCTTGCGGATCTGTTTCCGTTATTGGCAAGGATGGCGGCGGCTGCATTTGAGAGGCAAACCCTATTGCCGCCAATCCCGCGAATCCTGCTTTCCACCACCATTCAGTTTCTTTGGTGAATGCCAAAGATAAAGGGTTTTCGGTAATTATTACAGCAGCCATATTTTCCTCTCTTAAAATAAGTATGGATAAACAATTTCTGCTTCTACGGTTTGTTCCGCTTCATAAGGATAAGTCTGGAACTTAGCCCGAATCTCACCTAAAAAGAAAAAGCCAAAGCTATTCACGACAGCGGCTATTTCAAAAAAGGATAGCCAAGGAATTAAAGATTTTAATCCCAGTGAAATGAATGTGAGCAAGCATAAATCAATTGCTCGGTCTATGTTAGGATAGGTCAGTTTTTTTAAGAGTTTCATTGGTGACAAACGCTCCTGAAGACAGTAAAGATAATGCTACTGGGAGTAGTGATTTAATCGAATTATTATTAATGTTTTGAGTCACTACTCCCAGCATTGCGGCAAAAGCAGAGATAATAGACAGTTGAATCAATTTATTCACTGTGTATCGCTTGCTTACTATTAAAATAGTGTTGATTGTGGCAGCGATTTCGTCGCTAAGTTCTCCTGACCTTGAAGTAAGTGTTCGGTCGATTGTGTTTGGATTGGCATCAGTTGACTCAACTTGGTGCTGAAGAACTTGTCCGTTCGCGACTTGGATTGATTGCTGAACTCCCCCATTGTTCTGGCCCAGACTTCGGTGGCAGTGATTTGTGCTGCCACTGCTTGTATTTGCCCAAGGCGTGTGCCGAAATTTACTCCTTCTTGCACTGCGGCTTGAAGACTTCTTTCATAAAGCTGATCTGATAAGACTTTATTTTGTGCAGCAACTTGCTGTAGCTCCTCAAACGGATCTGCCGTTGCCTGTCCGATTTGATGGGACTTTTGGTGCTGAGATTGCTGAGGTTGCTGGGATTGTTCCTGATGAGATTTTCTTGCATCAATCAATCCTTGAGCGATATCGTTAGGGATTTCCTCGGCATTAGGATCAATCCCAGAAAGTTGAGAGAGAATTTGAGTTAGAACTCGATCTGATTGCAGCCCTAGATTTTGCAGTAGTTCTTTTCTTTTCATTACCCTTGATCTCCTGTAGATAATCAAATTCGTTGATGATTTGTGATTCGGTGTATCGGAGAACTCCGACATTTTTTAATATGTCTTCTTCGCTGGGCAGTTTCCTGTCTTTGTCACATTTAAACATTTCCCAGGAAAATGCTGGCTTGCTCAATAAAATTGATGTTTTTAACTTTTTGTGATTGATTTTATTGGTTCCAGGAAACCGAAAATATCTTCCTAAACATAGGGTTAAAAACCAAGCCAAATATCCGTCATCGTCCCAAGTATCTATTCTTTGATCTGCATAGATTAAAGAAACTTGTTTTAAGGATAGAACAATCGGGAAGTAATCATCGATTATTCGAGCAATCGCCCGAAAGTCTGTTTGATAAATTTTCGTTAACTGGCTTTTTGTTGGGACCGCCTCTTTTGTCGGAACCTGAATAAAGCCATCGCAAAAATCTACATAGCTAATATTTGAGTTCAATGTGCAATTTTTTATTTCCTCTTGCGCTTTACACAAACAACCATATTTCACGCACCAAAGGAATCGCAAGGGTTTTTCTACAAATGTCAAAAAATTTTGGTCGTAACGGGGATTAAGCTTGCTCAAAGTATTGAAACTTCATAAAACCCATTTAGACAAATGTCTAAATGCCCTTGATCTTTTGGTTTGATTGGCTAAAATAAAAAAAGAGTCCCCGGCTAGGAAATTGGGACCCAAGCCGGGGACTAGACCTATTACAGTCTTGATCGCCATGATAACACAAAGATCGCATCTGGATATCTGGATGAAAAAAATATTCACTTTTGAATCTCAATTTCAGAACAGGGTCGTTGACCTTATGAGGGGCTACTGGCAAAGAGATAGTCGAGGGTTGCGTAAGGCCCTCAAGTCATCCGCTACGCTGCCACCTTGGTACAAAACCCTAAGCAAAAAAGTCTTGCCACCTTCTGAATTTACTTTGCAGCAATTTATCGCTTGCTGGCCAGAGGATGGATGGAGCGAGGAAAATACCCAAAACAATCTAAGGATTTTGGCTGAATTGCTAGAATTAAAAGAGAGAGATGGTACGCCAAAAGATATTAAAACAGTGGTTGGCTCTTTGCAGCAAGACCTTAATCGCAATGGCAAGACTTTTGAAAATTGGCAAATTCCCTATGAGAGGTTGTGTATATTGTGGGGAATCCACCGCGAACGAATTCTTCAAAAATGGAGAGACGAAGAGGTTATTAATAAGTTCGACGGACGGGTGGCTTAAAATGAAACCCGGTAAAACACCCAAGATCCTGTATTTTCCTCGTTTATCTGTTCTGGAGAGTATCTCACTTTGCTGAATTTCTTACACCAAGTTTTTTTGGAGAAAAACTTTTTTATGTATTATAGATAAAGGAGGAAAAGATGTTGAACTTTGTCGAAATTAAGTCAGAAAATGGTAAAATCAAAAACATTGAACAGATCGGTATTGATCAATTCAGATTGACTTACGATAACGGAAGTCAAGAAATGATCAGACACCCTTTTTCTGTTGGTGTCGAGAAAGGGGTTAACGGATGGTACTGGAGAGTCGATACCCCGTTTATTGTTTATTTTCCTTAACTTAAAGCCATGAAATTTCCCTCATTGACTGGAGCGCCAGTTTTTTTTCGCACTTACTCAAGAAAGCTGAATGGAACCTTGGAATTAGAAACACCAGAAGAAGCGATCGCACGTTCTCTGACGGGGACGGATAGCGAAATTCTTACAGAGGAAGAAAGGCAACTTTCTTTGGAGTACGGGTTGAAATTGTATAGCCTGCCTTCGGGTCGCCGGTTGTGGTTTGGCGGCACGGAGAATAGCAAAAAACCAGAAAATGTTCCTGGGCTATATAACTGTAATTCCCTAGACCCAAGAACTCTAGGCTTAGATGTTTTTCGCCTATGCTTTGATCACCTTATGCTGGGATGCGGTGTAGGAGTTGTGGTAGAGCGGGAAGCGATCGCGGCACTGCCCACAATCAATAATTTGATTGAAGTTCAAATCGCCCGTCCCATTCCTCGGAGAAAAGAATGGGAGTCTGCAATAAAAAAAGAGAATACTTTCATTTCATCAATTTCTGGGAGTCATTATCAAATAATTATTGGTGACTCTCGAAAAGGCTGGATTGATGCGTATATGGGATTGCTGGAAATTGCTATAAAACCAAAGCAGTCTCACCCAATTACTGTTGAATTTTTCTTTAATTTTGTGCGGCCTAAAGGAACTCCGATCAAGGGGTTTGGTGGCACTGCCAACCCATCTATGTTGCCTCAGCTATTTGTTAAAATTGCAAAAATCCTTAATAAAGCATTTTTGCGAAAGCTGACATCAGTAGAGGTTTGTTTACTTTTGGATGAACCGGCATCTGTGGTTGTGAGCGGCAATGTTCGTCGATCTGCGGGTATTCGGCAGGGAAGCGCCGAGGATTCGGGATTTGGCCAAGCAAAGCTGTATTTATGGCGTGAGGATGAGAATGGTAATTGGTCGATTGATCCAGAGAGAGACGCCCTCAGAATGGCAAATCACACACGAGTATTTCATCACAAACCCATGGAAGCAGAATGTATTGAAGCCGTTCAGCAACAATATTATTCGGGAGAAGGGGCGATTCAATATGCTCCAGAGGCGATCGCCCGTGCGAATGCTGATATCCTGGCCGATAACCAGCTTAAGCATAATTTTTTAAGATACCTGGACGTTTACGGAGCCGAAGGATGCCGTAATTGGCTAAAATCTCGCCACCCAGAAATGAGCGATCAGGAAATAAATCACCGATTAAATCGGTATGCGCTGAATCCCTGCGCGGAAATAATAGGATCGAATTTTTTTTGCAATTTGTCGGAGATTCATCTGAACCGACTGGCATTAGAATCAGAGGCAGTAATAGAAGAAGCTTTTCGGGTCGGCGCTATTAATGCCTGTCGGCAATTGACCCAAAAATTCCAACACCCCCAGCTACAGTACAGTCGGGAAATCGACCCTATTGTGGGCATAAGCTTTACCGGATTATTCGATTTTTTTGTTGTTAAGTTTGGCGCAGACTATTTGCGATGGTGGAGCAAGGATCGGTGTTCTTCTTTCATATCCAACAACCCCGATGCACCTCAGTACGATCTGGCGGTTTTTTTCCGTGATCAAGAGCGAATGTGGCTTAATAAATTTCGGCTGTGGGCGCAAAAGTACGTCTGGGATTTTTGCGATCGCCACGGGTTAAAACGTCCCAACCGTTACACCACCGTTCAACCCAGTGGCACTAAATCTCTTTTGACTGGAGCTTCTCCCGGTTGGCACCCCCCGAAAGCCACTCGTTATATTAGGAGGATCACCTTCCGCAAAAACGATCCGGTAGCCTTAGCCTGCATTGACTATGGCTACAACGTCATCCCCTCCCAGTCCGATAAAGATGAAAACGGTCATCTACTTGACGATCCTTACGATTCTCGTTGCAACGAATGGTTGATTGAGATTCCTGTTAAAGTTGCCTGGGCAGAATTGGCAGATGAGGTGAATTTTTGTCCCAGCAAAATCAGTGCCTTGGCTCAATTTGATTTTGCTATGGGTGTGCAAAATTATTATAGTACGCACAATACCAGTGCGACGATTGAGCTAAGAGAGACAGAAATTAAGCCATTGGGAAAAAGAATTTTTCAGGCAATTAAAAAAGACGAGGGGTATGTATCTTTTGCTCTCCTTTCCCGCTTTGATGATCATCAAGCGTTTCCCCGATTGCCATTTGAACCAATCTCAGAAGATACATATCGCGATCGCCTGAATCGAATTACTGCTACCGAAGAATATTTTGATCAACGAGTACAATACCATCTAAGGACACAAGAGTTTGATTATCATGGGCCTGCGCCATGTGATTCTGATAAGTGTCTGATTGGATAAATTATTGTTTTTCTTGAGAAATATGAACTTTGATACTTATCAGTCAATGGCGATTAAGACCGCTTTTTACCCGCACGGAGTTAATTATCCTGCTCTTGGTTTGGCAGGCGAAGTTGGGGAAGTAAGTGAATTGATTAAAAAATCAATTCGAGACAACGCGCCTCTTGATATTCAAAAGCTAAAGTTAGAACTGGGAGATGTTTTGTGGTACTTAGCTATTATTGCCTCAGAGCATGGAATTTCGTTGTCTGATATAGCCATTGCCAACATTGAAAAGCTAAGAAACAGGCAAAAAAATAACACTTTATCTGGCAGCGGAGATTATCGATAAAGTGTTGGCTTTGTGCTTTTGATTGGGTTACAATATAAAGGTTGTTTACCGAGAAAGAAGGTGACAGCAACCGGAGAATCAACCGACTACTCTTTTGTAGTCGGTTTTTTTGCTTAAATAAGCATTAATCCTTAATAGATTCATTTATCAAGATAACAATTTGTTTCATTAAGGAGGCGCTAACAATACTTATTTTGATGTTGTTCCTTAACAACTCACAAATAACACTAATAAGTGTTCCGAAATCATCTCCGCACAGCAAGTCAAAATTGTGGCAATATTTTTCAACAATTGTGAAAAATTGCGGCGCGAACCAATATGTCGATGGGGTTATTTCTATCTCAATGTCGCCAAATTCTTCGGATGGTGATTCATAAGTCCATTCACAGCAGTCCAAGTCAAGAGAGTTGATTTTTTGTTCAATGATTCCAGTACCAGGCGAAACAAGCCTGTCACCGGGATCGGTGACAACGGAATAGCCGACGACTAAGGTGAATTCTAGGATTCGTCTGAGAAACGAATCACTTACCTCCCAAGTATTTATTGACAGTGCCTTTAGGACTGGAGTCCAATATTTTTGATCTTCCGGGATGTTGACAATTATTTTCATTTTTTTACCCACAAATCCTTGAACATTCGTAATATACTTTTTCTTGTGAAATCAGACTGGAATTAGACAAACTTTTTTACTTCAATTCGTGGGGAATTGTCCACTCTGCGGGGATTGGTTTCATCGGATTTCAGTCTTCCCACTTTCATTCCTACTTCTTCTAATCGTGTTGCAATGTATTCAGCGACATTCTTTGTGTTATAAGCATCAGAAAATATGACCGTAAACCATACTTCTCCGGTAAGTTCAAACACTTTAAATCCAGGAATGGACTCCAATTCTTGAATTACACTCATCCCTTCGTAACCGGGATGGTACACAAATTTTATGTCAATGGTATCACTAACATGAGTGATACCCACTGATACTGAATACTTGGGCTTTAGTCGTGAAATGCTCATACAGCAGTTGAATTGCAACGACAACACCATCATAGCTCACCTAATTTTAAATGTCAACAGGTAAACGTAAGTTACTTTAAATTTACTTGTGATATACTCAAGAATGACGTTAAAGGCAAAAGACTAAAGTGAAAATACGATGGATGTTGCGGCACGTTATGACAGACCGCAAGATTACCAACAGAGAACTCGGTAAACAGATCAACCGGCACCCTAACTCAGTTGGTTCTATGAAAAATTCCGACAAAATGCCCCGCATTAGCGGGGAGTTGCTGGAGGATCTGTGCCAAGCGCTAAATTGCAAAGTCACGGACTTAATTGAGGAGGAAAAATAATGTCTCTTCACGGAAAAAATGCAATGATTTCATCAATGCACTATACGGATTCATTCCGGGTTATTAGCCAACCAAAAAATCAAAAGCGACTGAGCGACCTGATCGCTTCGCCCATTCTAAAAATTGAGAGGTGCTATCCACTTGGTCTGCGTATTGAGATTTAGGAAACTTGGTAATCTCGTTAAGATACTCGGTCAACCAATTTTCTTCTAGCTTTGGAAGGTGTACTAAGCCAGCCTCGATCACCGGAGACTGAGCGGCAAGCCGAACCAGTTTATCCGCTGTTGGCCGAACTGGAATTATCGGGAATTTTAGTATTTCTTTTCTGCGTAAATCTTGAATAGCTGTTGTCCCGGTGCCCTTGTCCTCAATCAAGATCGCATCGGGATTATATTTTTGCGCCAAAATTTGAATTGCCCGAAGCCCTTCCGGGTATTCCAGAAATTTACGGAAAACATTAATCAAGTAATATTCGCCGTTAATTTCACCCCAAGTTGTGCAGACCCAAGGGCAATTAGTTAACTCATTTCCTTTAGAAGCTGTGTCCCAAGACTGAGTGATTTTTTCAAAGCTTTCTGGTAAATTCTCATAAAAATTAAACCAAGAAGTTTTGATCATTCCACCACCAGCAGGCACAGGATTTTGTTGTTGTTGTGCCGCATAACCATAGCTGCCAAGTTCTTTTTTAAGTTTTTCGATTACTTCCCTGGTATAGCGATCGCCCCATAGTAATTCACCTGACTCCTTGCGATGATCCGACCAAATAGAAGTAGAACAATGTCGTGCTGGGTCATATTCGGTCGCCAAGCAAAGGTGCTCAAATTTTTCATTTTCCAGCAAATATCCGGCCAAGTCATTTTCGTGCAATCGCTGCATGATAATTACTTTTGCCACTGTGCTTGGGTCATTGCCTCGCGTTGACATTTCTTGGCTCCACCAATCAATCACGGCATTTCGCATTGTGTCAGATTCGGCATCCCCCGCTTTGATTGGGTCATCTACCACGATATAGTCCCCACCCTTTCCTGTTGCAGCACCACCAACAGAGGTCGCAACCCGGCACCCGGCATTAGTATTTTCAAAAGTTAATTTTTCATTTTGATCTGAGCAAATTCTTACTTCATACCGGGTCTGATACCAATCACTTTGAATCAATCTGCGACATTTCAACGAATCTCTTTTCGATAAGCTTTGTGCGTAAGAACTAAACAGCCATTTTGAAGATGGATTGATTTCCCCCCACTCCCAGCATGGCCACATAACAGAAACCAAGGTACTTTTGCCGTGCCGGGGCGGAATATTAATAATTAAATTTCTAATTTCTCTTTTGCTTACCGCTTCTAAATGATCGCAAATTACGTCGATATGCCAATTTCCTTGATATGGAACTCCTGGCTCTACAATAGGCCAAGCTTCTTGTACAAATTTTTTCAAAGATATTTTTTTTGCCGCATTGAATTTTTCTTTAAATCGCTGCTTAAAGAAAAATTCAATCATAAATTGATCGTAGGATTCAGCCCTTTTTTGCCAACCAAACCGCCAGTAAAGATTATTCCAGTATTCAAAGTTGAACGATCGAGCAGATAATTGCCACGCCTTCAGCAGTGTACGATCTAGCCCAAGATCGCGATATTGACAAAAACACATATATTCTACTGCTGTTTCATCCCCCAGTTTATCCCATGCCGCCATTTTATTCCGCTCCCTCATCCATTGAGTCTAGGGGTTGGGCAGACTTTAATTGAAGATACATTTCCTCCGCTTTCTGCCAGTATCTTTCGGCAATCGCTTCCGTGTTTTGAACGATCGCAATTTGCGGATCTTTTGTCAGCCCCAATAATCGATTTTCGTCGGCAACCGTTCGCCGAATTAGGTCTAAAGTTTTACTGGCTTGACTCTGATTATTTTGCATTTGAATGTAATACAGTGACCACGCTTCTCTCTCGATCGCTTGAAGCTTTATTAACTGATTATTATAGGTTTCCTCAACGCTTCTATTAAGTGCATGAATAGCACTTATTTGGTCATAGCGGCGGATCAGAGTGTGAATATTTCTATAGGTAGTTCCCAGAATTTGGGCAACTTCCAGATAACTTTTTTGCTGAACTCGAATTAATTCACCTACTAATCGGCATTCGTCGTCTAATTCTTCTTGTGGGCGAGATGGGCGGGGCATATTCTATACTAAGAGAATGAGGATCGTTATCATTCTAATTCTAATATGTATCCATCCAGATCGTCGAGTCAGCAACAAAACCAACCTAAAAATTACAAGTGGTATAATCAACCGATCGCTTCAGGTTTAAAGCAATTGTGGGATGAAATTAATCCTTTCAATGCCGCTCCAATACAAGGGAGTCAGCGACCGATTTCTGGGGTAATTTATTCCGGAGACGAGTCAATCTATGATCGGAATTTTGACCTGGAGATCCGCGAACTTCCGGTGCGTGACGCTCAGGTTGCCAGGGAGTTGATTCACTTTAAAGAAAATTGCTCATTGGCCGCAACCGCGATCGACATTATCGCAGATCGGCTGGACTCATCTAGCGATGGGGACGACATCGGATTTATTGTGTCAAAATTCTTGGGAGACGGGACGCCAATCGATTCAGAAGTTTACGCAATTCTGAGAAATTTAATTTCCGAGGTAATTGGCGGCGACGCATTGCAACGCGCCCCCCACCAAATGCTTTATTTCGGCGATGCCTTTGCCTCAATTTCAATCAATTGGTCAAAAAAACAAATTGAGCGCCTCATGTTTTTGCCTACATGGGAAATGTTTCGGATTGAAAGCAACGATGGCATTTTGCTTGGATTTGAACAACGGACAAGTGTCGCTGATGCGGCGGGGATAGTGTTCCATCCGATCCGGTGCGTCCATTGGCGACATCAGCCCGAAAAACTTTACGGTATCTCCCTGTTTTACGAATCACGAAAAGACTGGTTGCTATTGCTGGAATTGCAACAACAACTTAGGGATGCCACAAAAACTTTAGCCCATAATCCTTTGATTCACAAATTACCTTGCGACTACGGCCAAACGGCGATCGAGGATTATCGTGCGGCATATCAAGAGAGAATCAAGCGCGGCATTATCACTGATTTTTTTGTGCAAAATGACGCAGAAATTAAACGACTTTCTAATTTCAATCCAGACTTAGCAGGGATTTTGCAAGAAATCGACCACGTTCTTTACCAAATTGCCCGTCAATCACAAGTTCCACCTTGGTTATTAGGGCTGCCAGCGATCGGTGCAAGAGAAATTAGCTATGCCCCAGAAAGGCATTTTGGCTTATTTCTAAATAAGCGCCGTGCCGAAATCACTAGGGGAATTAGATTTTTATGTGACCTAGAATTAGCGCTGCATGGAATTAAGAATGCCCAATATAGAATCGTCTGGCCTCGAATTTATGTTCCTCACACCTTTGGGCAAATGAATCCAGAATTTGATGAAATGAACACAGAGGATCAAAATGTTCTGGACTTAGACAAAAAACTTTATCGCAACCAGCAAAAAGAATTTGATGTCGCTCAAAAAACAGGTAATAAAATATTTATTGGTGAATGTGAAAGATATCAATTTACAGGCCAAGGAACTTACAACCGCAGAAGTATAATCACACCCACTGGATTACAAGAATTAAAAAACCAATACCGGAGTGAAATATATGCCTAATATAGACCCTAGCATCAATACAACGCTAATTCCTTTCGAGGAATTGATCAAGGAAAGTAAATTAACAAAGGAGAAAGTCTTAGCAATTATTGAAACGCTACCACCTTCGCTGAAAGCATTTTTAACGGCAGAGAATCGGCCATGAGCGAAGAATATTATTTTAATCAAAAAACACAGCGCTATCATCACCGATCTGGTTCTTTGAAAGGAAAAATGGTTTCCGGTGCAACGGTCACTCAATCTCGTGAAAATTTTATCTCCGAAAGCACCAATAATCTTTTAGCGCTAACTAAGCAGTTGACCACTGAAAAAAAATCCCTTAAAGAGTGGGAAGAACAAGCAAGTCAAATTTTGACTCGGCAACACGCGATTAGCTACCTATTGGGTATTGGAGGGGAGAAAAATTTAGAAGATTCAGATATTGAAGCGATCAATAATCGGGTAAAGTCCGAATTGATATATCTGCGTAGATTAAGTAACGACTACGAAAAAGGACTTGTTTCTGATTCTCAATTAAACGCCCGAATCAAAATGTTTACGAGATCATCTCGCGGGACTTACGAAGGGGCTAAACAAACTTCTCACAAAAAAAACGGTTTTCTCTGGGAACAAAGAATTTTGACAAAAACAGAAAATTGCAATCAATGTTACGAATATTCTTTGAGGGGATGGCAACGAATCGGTGTACTGCCCCCACCCACAGTCGCCTGTAATTGTCGATCAAATTGTGGTTGCTACAAAATTTATAGCAACCAACTATTCCCGGAAGATGCAGCGCAGCCGCCATAGAGGGTATAATGTAAATCTCCATTTATTTGGTTTGCACCTGGCTAGATTTGGCTGGGTGTTTTTTTGTGGAATCTTCTTAGAGCCGCCCGTAAAATTCTCCTTCCCAATCAAGCAAATCTCCAGGGTGGCATCTCAGCGCATGACAGAGACGCTCCAGTGCGTCCCCAGAAAGCTGCTTTGGCGGTTTCTGCCGCAATCGACAAACGTGCTGGAGAGAAAACCCGGTTTCTCTTGCTAGGTCTGCGTTCGTGACCCCCCTTTCTGCCATTACCACTTTCAATCTCCAAACTAAGCCCATATTGACACAAGTAGTACGGTTGACAATTGCAACTTAACTAATCATGGTAATTAAATCAACCAATAGGTTGATTTACTAGCGTACGACCGCTGGATTTTAGAATGCAAAACTTATGTCCCTGAATCCGTAGCCGTTTAATCTAGTCCGCTCAGACTATGATTTATTAAGATTGGTTCGGCGAAGTGCTTATGGCTCAGTAAATTGGCAAGACCAACCAGAAGGATATTCTTATTCACTGGATGCGATCGCCCGCGCAAACGGGTACGCAAAGACCGGGAATGGAGCACTTGCCCCTCAACTTTGGCAAGATGGAAAGTACCGGGAAGTAATCGACTATTGCCTTAATGACTGCCAAATCACTCGTAAGCTTTTTCTGAAATACAAAAATGGGGAATTGATTGACCCGAATAACGGCAAGATCCTAAAACCCGTTTAGACATTTGTCCAAAAAAGCTTGAATATTTTTTTTGGAGCGACTAAAATTATTGCGTGAACACAAGGCGCAATTTGGTCGCTCTTTTGCTTGTGATACTTTTGGGGTCAACAACAACCGCTAAATGCCCAAAAAGGGATCAAGATCGGCGGGGAGATTGTCTGACGAAATATATAGAAAAATGGATTTTCTATATATTTCTTGAATATGTATAGAAACAGGAGATTAAGGTGTCGGTAAAAATCGTAGAGTTCAAACTATCTTTATCCAGTCGTCAAAAGCAATTAATTGACGACTGGATGGGTGTTTGTAACTATGTTTGGAACCGATCCTTAAAGCTGCTGGACTGGTTGGAATATCAGTCCAAATTTAAGGCACTAAGTTATTACCCTACTCCGGGGTTTCCGGGGGCATATCTGTCGCAACCAGACCACGAGAAAGCACCAAAGTACGAAGTATTACCAGAAGTTCCTGGCTTCGATTTGGCTTTCTCTAATCTGGGAGTGAGTCGATTGGGAGGTAAGCAGTATGCCTTGTACAGCGATCGCACGATTTATGTAAATGTCAGTCTGAATGATTACCCGGAAATCAAATCTGGGACTGCCCATTGTGAAGATTTTGGGAATTACAAGGTTTGGAGTGGATTAGAAAAACTTTATCCGGGTCAATTTGTCATTGAAACTCAGGCTCGGAAAGGCGTAGTATTTAGGCTATGTTCCGTGGGGTGCTGGGTGCGCGACGGGAGAAATGTGGTTTTTACCCAATCATGCCCGATCGCCTCTGAGTACGATATTACCAAAAGCGTTGCTCAGAAGCGAATTGTTCAGGATGAATATGTACCGGATGCAATTAAAGCATTTTTTACCAAGTCCAACTCACAATCAATTCCATCAAAGTTTATCAATAATTTGGTTGGCAAAAATTTGCTGGCAGCATGGAAGGCTCGATTCGGAGAAAAAGGCAGACCTAAATACAAAAGTCGAAAAAATCCGATTGACTCCTTGATTGACACGAATACCGCTATCACCAAAGATGGCGTCTTGGTAGGGTCAAATGCCAAGGTTTTGCCTGGTGATAAAATTTATTTCTCCGGTGAAACTTACAAAGCCAAAGGGCTGAATAAGCGCTGGGGCAATCGCTATGTCAAAAATTTAAAGATTGTCCGAAAGGCTTCTAGCTACTATTTGCAGTTGACAGGAGACTTCTTTGAGCCACCCCGTAAAATTAAGCGTCACGAACCCGGCCAAGAACAGGTAGTTGGGATTGACGTTAACGCCGGTTGCTTTTACGCTACCAGCAATGGCGATTTGGTGCCACCTAAAGATGTGACCCGACTGCAAAAACGATTGCTGCGACTCCAGAAAAAAATGTCTCGGCAAAAATTGAAGTCACAAAATTGGCAGAAGACTAAAAAAATTATTGGTAAGCTGCACGAGCGCATCGCCAATCGTCGCCGCACTTTGGATCATTACCACTCTACCCAAATTGTGCGAAAGTACAGCGCGATCGCCGTTGAAGACTTGAAACTTAATAATATGTCCCGCAAAGCAAAAACTAAGGTGGGGAACGACGGCGAATATGCCAAAAATCGCCGTAAGCAAAAATCAGGACTGACGAAAAAATTTATTATCAACAATACGCCGGGACGATTCATTGGCTTTCTTAAGTCAAAATCTGAAGTGGCAGGCAGAATTTTTAAAAAGGTCAGGGCGGCTGGAACTAGCCAGACCTGTAATAATTGCGGACACCAAGAAAAAGATAACCGCAAAGGAACCAAGTTTTTGTGCCTTAAATGTGGGCACATCGACCACGCGGATACCAACGCTGCAAAAAATATCCGCGATCGCGCAGACTTCTTCGGAAGCTACCCGGCTTGGGCCGGGGATGATAAGCCTGTGGAGCATGGGGATCCGTCCCCGGCAACGAAGCAGGAAGCCGAGCAATCGGCACCAAGGGGAAATATTTCCCCTTCAATTTCCACTTCGGAAAAATCGCAATATCTCACCGAATCCGCGCCCCTTACCGGGCAAGCATCCTCGACTATATCTTGCAATAATTCTATCAAGAAAGCGACCCGAAAGAAGCGATCCGCGCAAACCAACGATCAAATCCAGTTGGGGCTTGACTTGTGGGGGGATGGGCAGCAATGAGGTCGCGATCTCTGAGGGGAAATTGCAAGACCCTGAGCTAGGGTGGGCGCAGCAATGAGGTCGCGATCTCTGAGGGGAAATTGCAAGTCTCTTTGACCGATGGCAGCATCCCGGAAAATTGCCGCAGCAATGAGGGCGCGATCTCTGAGGGGAAATTGCAAGTAGTCGTAGCTCTCCATTGTGCCTGGATTACTGTGTGCAGCAATGAGGACGCGATCTCTGAGGGGAAATTGCAAGAGCGGGCAACTCTTGGTCCCGGTGGTAGCAATGAGAGCGCGATCTCTGAGGGGAAATTGCAAGGTACTCGTTTTGGTTTACACGGCAGCAATGAGGACGCGATCTCTGAGGGGAAATTGCAAGCGTAAATCACGTCTCCAGTCCACCTGCTGTAGTTGTGGCTGTGGTTGCGATTTTTTGCTTGATGGCGGCACGAATACTGCGATGCGCTGCCGCTATTTTTTCAGGAATTGGTGTAGAAGCGGGGACGGAAACTGGTTGACGGGGTGCCACCTGGCTAGAGGTAGTCTGACGGCGAACTGGCGGCTGAACAATCTTTTTACCCAAAAACACTCCAGCGGGTGTTTCAATGATTTGCAGTCCCCCTAGGTCAAAGTTTTTCAAGTCATCGTGCTGTAATGCTGAAATTCGTTTGGCGATGTACTCCGCTTGACCGACGCTTACTTTGATCGGAGCCAAGCTTGACTCCCAAATTTCTTTTGCTACCAACACGGGATCGGGCTTGATCTCTTCTCCCGCTTGAGTTTTAAGAATTTTATTTACCAAATTGTTACTGAAGGCGGCAACCATGTCAGTGTGCCGACACTGCTTTTTGTCTATAGGGGCAAAGTAATGACTTTTACAATTGCAACTTATACTAACCTTATCCTCTTGGGAAATATAAATATTGGTTGCGTAATTCTTGTTATTTTTTTTCATTTGGTCTGCATTTTTTGTGGCGAACACTTTCCAGTGTATCCACACCTTGTGTTCCTCTGTGGGAATCAACTGACAGCACAAAATATAATCAGATTTTTTCAAAAATTGGCTGCGGATCTTACCTTCGGATCGGTAGACGATCCACGGCTGACCTTTTTTGGTTAGCCCAAATTTGATCACCTCAACGCTATCGTTTTTAGCAATATCGTTAATTATTAAGATATTTGTATTTTGCAGGACATTTTGCCCCGATATATGGTAACGACCATTATTTTGTGCTAAAATGTACATGGCATTAACCTAATGTGTTGAATATGGAGCCATAATAGCGCACTAATATGCTATTGTCAATAGAGGCTACGCTATTATGGCTGCTTTTTTTGCTATTCTAGGATTGGTTGAGACTCCATGTCTCGGTAGGGTTGAGCTATATCTTCCGGAACTTCAAATCCTTGAGAGATAAGAGATTCGATTATAGCTTTTCGGAGTAGGTCTTTGTTGGCTTGGCGAATCAGGCGATAAATAGCTTCCTCTACTTGAAGACCGATAACTTTGTTCCGTGGGTAATTGAACCCCTTTTTAAGCTTAAAAGAATGCCTACGGATTTCGGGATTGCCCGGTTTACCGGGATTACAATTATTAGAATCTGCCATATTTTAAGATATGTTGGGCTTACACCCAAAAAATAGCACAGTTTCACGCTATTCCCCCCTAGCTACTCCCCTAGTGTTTTTTGCAGATCCTCTACCTTTTGCCTGAATTCTTCGGCAGCAGGATCGGGGGCAAAAAAATTTTCGTACACCCAGAAACAGCCGGTTCCCAGCACTATCAAAAGAAAAACCGCCGATGCTAACTCGTTAATGGTAAAGTCAGGTTGCAACGGGTTTCGATTATCGTCGTCATCCTCTCGTTTCATGCCTCTTTGCCTTGTTAAGTTTTTAGTATTGTAATCGGTATGGCGCAGGTAAAAACACAATCAACCTAATCAGGCAGAATCGACATCATCAGCCACTTCTGGCTGATGTCTTCCACCGGAAAAGCGAAGAACCGCAGGGTGGGTTCTTCGCTATATGCAAACAAACCCTTCCATCTCTCCCGGATGATCTTTGCGGAAACAACATCCTGGGCATCCGACGGAAGTACAACCAGGTCAAGCCGCTTGGGGTAATAAAGCCCTCCGCGAGTTTTTCCCTGGGTAATTCTTAATAAAATTTTTTGATAACTTACCCAAGGATCCGACACGGGGGATACAATCCGAACGGCATCAGTGGCTTTATCCGCCCACTGAAAGCGACCCGTGTGCCTCGGAGCAATTTGCTGATAATGATTTTGACTGGGTAGAATCGCAGAAACTTTTAATACTTGCATATACTTGTTAATAGATAGAAATCGGCGACACTTAGAAGTCGCCGATTCGGTATTTTAGTTAATTTCTAAAGAATCAACTAAGTCCGACAAATAATCGAAGAAGTTGTTTGTCCGTTTTTCTGTTTTTTCTGTTGTAGCTCATTATATCGCTTAGAGTTTTCGGCATTGAATAGGCCAGGATCTATTCCGAGTTCTTTATCTAAAATGAACTCAATCAATCTGTCTCGACATTGATCGATAAACGGTTTTAGCCTCGGCAGCGGATCCTTGTCAATTTCACAAAGAACAGAGTCGCTTTCCTTAAACTGCTGTAGAACTTCTTCTGGCAATACAAAAGGCTGTTCTGTCGTAATGTCGCGGTAATAAAAGAGAATTTTTTTTACGACATCAAAGTAGTCTTCGCAAAGGCTTTCTTTCCTGCTCTTTAGATTTTTTTCAGTGAACTCATTATCTTGTTTTGTTAATTCCTGCAAGAGTTCTTCGCTGGGATCGTGATAGAGGAGAAATCTTGCATACACTTCGTAGTTCGTGGGGACAGGAACCCCGTGATCTTCGCAAAATTCGTCCCAGCGTTTTTTTTGTTGTTGGAGCCTCCATTCACGGAAGATTGCTTTTTCTACTTCCTTTGTTCCTCCTTTGTCACCACAATAAAATTTTTGAATAGCGACATACTCTTCTGGAAAAAGTATTTCTCCTTCCCAGTTGGTCAACGCATAGCCAAAGCTACAAGGCTTTACCACCCCTAGGCCAGTGATCCACCCACCAGCTTCAACCTTAAGCCAGGTTACTCTCCCCCGGATCTGGCCTTTTCTTTGGCCGCGAGTGTAGCGACCAACTATCTCTACAATTTCCTGCTCTGAAAGACCTAGCTTCTTTTGAGCTAGATCAATCCCAAACTCGCTATTTAGATAGGCACTTTTGTCTACTATCTCTGCGCGAAAAGCGTGTTCTCTTCTTGCCATTGTTGATCAAGGCTGAAATAGCCTCGGTGAAATACTTTACTAAGTAATAGCATAACTTCAGTCTGTTGTCAAGGTCTTAACGATCCTATTTTAACAACAGGTAACACATTTGTTACAGGTAATAACAAAATAAATGACAAAGTGCTTGCCAAAATCAGGAAAGATATGATAGAATTAATTCGGGAACAAGGATTTCTTTGTTCCCATCCGAGAGTAGTCCGGGGAATCCGGCTGAACTCTCGTACCTCTACCGGCGGCTATTAAGCCGCAAGCGGATTACGGGTATCTGATTAAATTGCCGGGGCAATTCTCCCCCGACCGGGAAACCGGGCTGATATGAAAGCAAGAGATTTAGTCAGGTGGCTAGGGATGGCCGGTAAGTGCGAGGCGTCGTCTGATGAAAATAAGACAAAACATACTCGGTTGTGGGGGTCAACACCGCCTATCCACGTAAATAGGCTCCTGTGGTAAATACGCAGAGAAATCTAAAAGGGAACAGACTCTTGAATGAAATAGTTCAAATAGCCAAGAATAACTGTTCTTGTGTCGTTTAGATCAGAGGAAAAGGGCGGCTCTCTTAGGGGGATTAGTTAGCAAGAATTACTGAACCCGGCTTGTTACTGGACCAAGGATTTAAGTTGAAAAAACTAAATAATTAAACCTTATATTTTTTTACTGCTTTTAAAAGCGGTCAATAAATTTTGACCCTTAATTGGCAGTTACGCAACACTACGTCTTTTAAGATTTAGTGAGATTTGCTGTGTTTAAAAATATTTTTTTAGTAAGAAATAAGGGTAATGGGGGATGGAATATTGTTTTTGAGTGACGGTTGAAGTGATCGCGGATTAAATTCGCCCCATTTCAGATGTCCAAGGTAAAAAGACAAGCGATCGCCCCGCATCTTGAGGGATAAAGGGTTTAAGTGAGTCAAGCCCCCAAAGGCAATAGGTTTGAGGTGAAAGAGGATTTGTTTAATTTCCCTATATAAGGCTATATATAGGGAAATTAAACAAATTAAACCTACTCACTCACTCTTATCCTCTTAAGAGATTGGGGAGGGTCTTGTCACCCAAACAGGTTTTTGTCCACCTTGATCCGTAGGGCGGCTGGTGACGATGTGTGGTGGTGGCTGACATAAGGCGTCAAAATATAAGAAAAATTTATTCACAAAAAAACAGACCCGGAATAGCCCTGGTCTGTGATTGTATGTTTTTTATTTGATTATTGGTTTTTTGATCATCCTTCGTAGTCAGGAGGTAAATAAAGGTTGCAATATACTTGTTTGAATGCGGAGATTAAGCACCTGATATATGGAGAGTCTTGACCAATCCCTTGCCAGAAAGCAGAGTCGTCAGCATATTCGCAAGTTTCCAGCCATTGAATGCCACCACGATCTTCAATGACCGCAAACAACTTGATATGTTGCTCAAGCTTTCTCTGTAAAAGGAGTGTCATTGTGCGAATGTCATTTTCACCATCCTTATGTGTTTGATAGGCTGCTGCCAAATCTCGATAGCTAACACCACAAGCTTGAACCTGGTATGAATGACGCAACAGGCCATTCAATTGGGCTGCACTCGTAAGAGCAGAAAGTGCAGCACTAATCCCCTTAACTTAATTTGCTGTCCCTATTCGGGAATACGATCGCCCGGTTCCGACCCCGGCTGCGGCATCCAGTATGCGCGATCGCTAAATCTTTGGCTTAGGCTTAGGATTTATCTATTTGGGCTAAAATTAAAAACAATTCATAAGCCGCATCAGGAGCCAAAAGAAATTCTTGGGCAATGGAACCATCAGGCTCTTCTGTTACTAGACGATATCCTTGAATGGTAATGCTTCCCTTGAATTTTATCTCTAGTAATAATGCGTCAGGGGTGGATACTTGCGATTCTGGTGATTGTTCCTCATCACAAGGAATTTCGATATAAGTGTGCCTGTGTCCCCCTTGAGGTGAAATTTCTGGGCATCCAAGTGTTACTTTTTTCATAATCTCCACTTATTTTGTCTTTATCTCCCTATTCGGGAATGCGATCGCCCGGTTCCGACCCCGGCAAGGCATCCACTATGCGCGATCACTTAAGAGATACTTACCATTCCATTGCAAGGCAAGGATCTTTACCATTTCCTATGTCATAGCAAGAAATTATTACTCCATCTTCTTTACGCTTTTCAATTGGTTCGTAAAGGCGATCTGCTACTTTCAGAAATTCTTTTTTATACTTTATTGCTAAATCAGAAACACTCATATCGTGTTCGGATTGCCAGACTTTTGCTTTTGTTTCCCATGCTAGGTCAGTTATCTGTCGGAATAACGAAGGGCGGCTAATTATATTTTCTGCAATATAACAAGGATGCCACCCTGTTAAGTCCGATGCGATTCGACAAGCGGCTTTTTGATGCTCTGTCAAACTTTTTAAAGAAATTATATTTGCAGAAGCACAGTAATTAATGTCTTTTTCGTTTAACTCAATCCCTAGCGCTGGATACCGCTGGAGATTTTCTAAAATTTGTTTTTTACGGGCTTCAATACTCATTTTTCTCTTTGTTGCTCCACTTATTTTGTCTTTATCTCCCTATTCGGGAATGCGATCGCCCGGTTCCGACCCCGGCGCGGCATCCAATATGCGCGATCGCTTTATTTGTTATTTAGGAATACATTTTATGTTTCCCCCATTTTGTGTGAGCGGAGATTGTCCCCCCCCAGCTTTTCTTCTAACCAGGGTAAAAACTGGGGATCGTAGAAAAACTCCCCCGTCCCCGGTTTCGACCCCGGCTGCGGCATCCAGTATGCGCGATCGCGTTGTCATTTCTTTTCTCTATAGCCGAATTAATTCACCTCGACTGGTTGGAGATGATCCGCAGAGGTCAAAGTCCAACAACTCTGCCTCTGGGTAGCTTAACTTGGAAACTTCGCCTGTTTTTTTAAAAAGCAGAATGTAGGCGTCTCCACGGGTGGGCTTCACACGAAGCCAAAACTCATCCAATTCAGTGGAGACGATTACATCGTCCCATGTACCAGTCCGTCCGGCAGCGCCGAAGGCACCCTGCCCACGAACCGGCACGTGGATCGAATCTATAAACTCACTGGAAACATCAGCGTTTCCAGTGGCACCTCGGATGTACGCCCCGGATGTTGAAATCCGGGCAATCCAGCCCGTGGTGCTGGATGATTTATTTAAACGGGGTTTTCCCGTTTTTGTTTTTCCTATTTCTAAAAATGTGAAATTTTCCGGACACGCAACGTGGATACACTTGCGTCCACGTCCGGTCTCGCCTAATGTAACCGCAAACATCTCGAAATCGGCGACGACTACTTTTCTGGGGTTAATGTTATTAGGGGTCGATGGGGAAATCGCTCTCCCCACCTCCCATTCAGAACCCAGCGTGCCACTTTCACGGCACTAGGCTCCTACCTAAATTGACTCTTTACATGAGTACGACTACCAGAGTAGCTGTTCTTCTTCCTGATGTCCTTGGGTGCTTCCGTCATATCTTGACTTGATGTCGTGACAGTGGGCGTGAAGCAATTGCAGATTTTTATATTCATCTTTCCCACCTTGTGAACGTGGGATGATGTGGTCTACTTCTAGCAGGTCGCTGCTAGTGAAGTATTGTCCGCAATGTGGGCATTTACCCTTTTGCTTCTTAAGCAGTTTTGCTACTCTTGTAGGGGTTCCAATATCATTTCCTCGCCTGGTACTCCAATAGACCCAATTTCCGTCGTATGGTGATTTGTCAGGTTGAATCAGGGTATGTCGTTTAATTTTGATATCCTGGTGCTTCCATAGGGTTAGACCATCCGCCGTGGCGAATGTCCAACTCCCATATCTTCCCATACGAAAATATTTTCGTATGGCGTGGGCTTTGGTTTTTCGGCCTCGTCTACTTACTGCCCATGCTCTGAGCATTGACCACATTATGTAGTCTTCTGAGGAGAACGTCTTTTTGGACGCTACCCCAGAGTAATAGTTCGCCCACCCTCTGATGATCGGATTAAGATGTTTAATTAACCCGGATTGAGGGACAGTTCGTTCGTTTTTGATGACTGCTTTTATGGCTGCATGGTGGGCTTTGATTGCTCTCTTGTTTGGCTTTATGATAGTTTTAAATCCGAGTAATTCGGAATTTGTGTTTTTTCCACTGTGGTGTTTACCAACAGGGTATTGTCGGATGTTAAATCCTAGAAAATCAAAACCTGGTGGTACAGTTAATTCACTTTCTGGAACCATTATATGATTCAGAGTGTGACATATCCTGGTTTTTTCCGGCTTTAGTTCTAGTCCGACTGGGTTAAGCCAAGCTTCGATTGCTTCTTTAGCTTTATAGATGACCTCTATCTTTGGGTGTAGCACCACAAAGTCGTCGGCGTAGCGAATGATTCTAATGGGAGTTTGGGCGTTTTTCCCTTGAATCTTTGGGAATTTTGCTTCAACCTCTCGTATCATTCCATCTAAAGCTATATTTGCCAATAACGGGGAGATAACCCCTCCTTGGGGTGTTCCCGCTACAGGCTTTTCAAAGGCTCCATTGTCCATAATCCCAGCTTTCAGCCAAGCTTTCACTTGCTTTCTCACTGGGTTTGAGCATTGGAGCTTTTTCAGTAAGTAGGCGTGGTTTATTCTGTCAAAGCATTTGGATATATCCGCATCCAGAACATAATTTGGTTTCTGCTTTATTGTCAGAAAGATTCTGGATACGGCGTCGTGTGTTGACCTTCCTGGCCTGAATCCATAGCTGGTATCCTCAAATTTGGCTTCCCAATATGGTTCTAGTGCCATTTCGACCAATGCCTGACGCGCTCTGTCCTCTACTGTCGGGATCCCTAAAGGTCGTTTTTCGTCTCTTTCGGGTTTGGGAATCCATACCCGTCTGACTGCTTTGGCCTTTTTGGTTAATGTCAGGTTGTTTGTCAACTCCATTCTTTCTTGGGGTGTTAGGGATTTAATCCCATCTATCCCGGCAGTTTTCTTGCCTCGATTGAGTTGTGTCACCTGCCTGACAGCGAGTAACTTCGCGTAATACGATTTCAACAGTATCCGTTGAAGCCCTTTTGCTAAGACATGATTGCCCCTACTAGCCGCTCTGTAAATTCGCTTTTGCAACTTGAAGATTTTCCGCTGAATTTTCTTCCAGGGAATTTCATTCCATTCCATCATCAACTGTTGTTGTGCTTTAGACATATATATTGCTACTTGTGACTTTACATTTCAACCTAGGCGCAGTCTGTCAGCATATACCAGTTGTTATGCTGGTCATTGGCTTCTGTACTGCATCTCTCCCCCATGTGGCTTGCGCTTACACTTTATTTCACTACTTAAGAGTATCGACCTCTCTTAAGAGCCAACATGGGCTTTACTTCGTTCCGTGGTCTTGGGTTGTATCTAGCTTTAGGATGCTGCCCTATCCCCCTGGGAATTTTGGGATTTCTTAGCAGGTATGGTATGACTTCCCTGCCTTTTGTTGATGAGACTTCCAACTCTCAACCTATTCCCGTGTTCATTTTGAACGCAGCGTATCAACCAAATTTCGCTACTTAATGATTAAGAGGGTTCAAGTCGGGCATTCGCCTCACGGCTGACCATTGCTAGTTGGCTTGATGGGATTCTCATTATGGTTATGAGTTACCACCTTTACACCCCGCTTCACACCATTGATAGTGAGTCTCCGGGTGGGGGTGTTGCCGATTACCTCTGACATAGTAAATTTTTATTACGAAATGTCAGGAAATCCAGGTAATTACCCACCATTGGGTAACAAAACCACATTTATAAGGGTGCGTGTCTACGATTCCAGATTTGACTCTGTTAGTGCAATATGACTCCCGTATCCCTTACTGGTGCCACGTTTCGGGTGTATGTCCTCTACTTTTGCACCAAACGAATCGCACATAAGTCTTCATAATTCTCTCTATCTAATTGGTCTACATTTCCCTATTCGGGAATACGATCGCCCGGTTCCGACCCCGGCAAGGCATCCAGTATGCGCGATCGCTGTTAATTTAGCTGAGATTGTCCCCCTTTTTCCATACAACAGGAACCACAGATTTGTCTGCTATTGGATCGAGATAGGGAGACTTGTCCTTTGACACATAAACGTTACCTGTGCTGTTGACAAATAATTCACCAGAATTAAACGCTGTGTAGCGATCTTGATACCATTGCCCGTTAAACTCACACCCGTTTTCTGAACAATGAGCAATTGCCTCGGCTTCGGAAGCGTAAAAGGCATTATATCGCCCTGATTCATAAGTCGCATATACAGTAGACTCATTAATCTCAATCTGCTCTTGCGAAGAGCAAGAGCGAAAACGATCGATAGCAGTGGCAGCAATGCTTTGACTATTCATAATATTTTCTCCGTTTGTTTCTTTCATGGCTGTTGTTTCTTGACTTTGCAAGCCGTGCCCCCGTCAGGGGCTACCGAAATTGCTACATCTTATTTGTTCATCCGGTGTTACGCCGGGTAGTGGTTTCGGTGGCTTTCTTTTTGCTCATGTTCTATTGACTTTGTAAGCCGCGCCCCCGTCAGGGGCTACCGAAATCGCTACATCTTATTTGTTCATCCGGTGTTACGCCGGGTAGTGGTTTCGGTGGCTTTTTTTGCCATGTCCTAAATATATCGCACTCTTTTGGATTTGTCAAGCGCTTTCTTGTAAAAATCCAAGAAAGGCTGTAATTTATCTCCGAAGGTCTTGTATGATCTATGTTATGCTGTGGTGGTACAGTGTTGAGGTTCGATAGATGCACCAATGGCGACTAAGTGAGATTATGGCGAGATACGGGATCAAAGGGATCCATCTAGCTAAAAAGTTAGAAATATCCACCAACACAGTATCGAAATTCCGAATAGCGAAAGAGATGCCCTATTTGTCAGGGCAAAAATTAAACCAATTGTGCGACGCCTTGAATGACTTGATCCACGAGTCGGGGCAAAGTAGTAGCATCATTGCCCCATCTGATTTGATTACTTATAGCTACAAGCGAACAAGATAGCTATAAATAAATCCTCTCTTGTCAGGGAGAGGATTTATTTTCTTTGGTGGCGGTGATTAGTAATCGCTACCGATCCACTTTCTTTCAACCGCTACAACTTGATTGATTAGATCGCAGACAGTACGATCCTTGAAAACCAGGTGGACTGTCCCGACTCCGAATGCTCGGATTTTAAAGAAGGTAGATTCAAATTGCTCCTCTGTACCGAAGCCCTTAATTACATCTACGATCCGCGTAATTTCCGAGAATTTTTTCCCGGTTACGATGCAGCAAATTTTGTCTATGTCTGTCAATTTTTGTTTGGATTCATACTCAACATAGCCAGAATAATTCTTACAATAGGGTATGATCACCTTGTAGTTAAGCTTTGATGCTTTGTTAGTTTTCCATCCTTTATAGGCGATCGTGTTTTTGGCATGGTAGCGGGTTAATTCATCAAAAACTTTAATTACCGAGTCAACGTCGATTTGTTTTTTGTTCTCCCAAAACATTAATAAGAGACTGCGGATATTCTCCTCATTAAATGCCATTAATTCCTGTTCTTTTTGGAATTCGTCAAATTTCTCTATAAAGTCGGAGGTGCAAGCATCACGCAACTCGGTACGCCGAAAAACTTCATCCCAGAACCGCGCTTTTAGATATTTCGCTTCTTCCTCAAAGGAATTATGACGATCGCGTTCGCTTGATTCTGTTTTTGATTGGGTACTCTCCCAATCCCGCAAGCCGATCCCCTGGAGGGCAAAATCTAACTTAGCTTGCGCCACAAACTTTTCTCGCAGGGCATCGAGTGCAAGTTCGTATTGATGAACCAAGGTAGCGATAATATCAGATCGCCCCAGTCCTGCGGTGGTGGGCTGCGCGATCGCACTTTCAAAGTCCTCTTTAGTAAATGGTTGAGAATGAGAATCGTTCTCAAATTTAAATTTGAATTCTTGGGGGGACTGCTTTGGTTTGTCCAGAGTAATCATTTGAATCGGGCAATCGGTGGATCGTCCCGCAAATTCAAAGCAAGATCCGAGGCTTTTGCTTTTACCGTGGAGGCGGATTAATTCCGCCAGCCTTACATTCTTTGTAAAGCGTGGAGTTTCTGGCAATAAAGCCACGATCCGTCCCCCTGGCTTGAGTATTTCCCAAGCGTGGAAAATGTGAGCCAGACCGCTGGAAAATGGCGGATTCATAATGATTGAGGGACAACACTCCCGCTCATTGAAAGCCAGAAAATCACTGCCTACCAATAGGTACTCCTTGCCTTTCAGCGTTGCGGCCAAATCTGGATCGATTTCGATCCCCCGAAGCCGATTTTTACGATCGCTGTCGTATTTGTCAATATAAACAGCGATTGCATCCAACAGATTCCCTTTTCCTGCGCTAGGGTCAAGCACAGGGAAAACTAATTTGATGTCGCGATCGCGCTTTAGTTCCGCCGCCATTTTATCGGCGATCTTCTTCGGGGTGGGATAGAATTGGTGAGCAAAGATAAATGATTTATAGCACTGATCTTTTTTCTCGTCGTCAATACCAGTGTCTACCGTGGTGGTGGTATCGGTATCGGTATCGGTATCGGTATCGGTATCGGTAACTTCTGCTTTTATTATGGCGTCAGCGCTAGGGGCATCTTCTAGGTTGCACTCCCCATAATAAAAACCAAACTTGTTAAAACGCTCTAGGATACAGATATAGATATCGCTCAATAAATAATCTGCCGTTCCTATCACTGGGTTGGATTCGTAGACAGATTTAGCAAAAGTGATCGCCTCATCGCTCCATTTGTGCTCGTAGTTAAAGCGATACTCAAAATCTACTGACTCCAGCACACTTATAACATCAGCCTTTCTTGGACCATCAACCCAGGAAATTGTTATGCTTTCTTCTGTGTACATTGATTTGTACTTTCTAATCTTAAACTCGCAGAGTTTAAAAACAGTTTTTAAAATTTTCTTAATTTTGTTAGCAGATTTTGACTTTTCTCTTTTTTCCTGTGGCGGCAACAAGTGATCCAGCCCGACTCCTCGCGGCGGCTCGACGTTGGCGAATTTCTCTTTATTTTCGCTTAAGTAACGAGATAATTGAGCATAATTTTTAACCACCAGTCCATTAGCGTGATCAATTATTATCGATCTGCCTAGCGGTTCAAGATTATCAGGCTCCAAAGGAAAATCAGAGGAACAAAATTTATTAATCCTTAACGATTTCCATAAGGCCAATAATATCCCCGTGCTGGCTAATGGTGAGTCAGCTATAAAGTTTAACGTTTTGTTATCGGCCAATGTATCTATATCTAAATCATCATATTCGATGATTTGATCATCATTCTGTGTCATTGCTGCCATCTCTGCCATTTCGTTGATCAGAGATTCGATATCTGTAAATAGTTCTTCTAACATTGATTGACTCCATTTATTTGGTGGTGGATAGAGGAGATCGCCAGTTTGATATGGTGGTGGCGATCGCTGTTTTTTAAATGTGATTAAATTGAAATAATCCAGCCACAGAATCGATTGCCGCAGACATAACCATCAATATCAATATCGGTAGAATTGTTGTCTACGACAAACTCAACCTCGATGGGTTTTTTCCCTTTTGCTTTAGCAACAAATTTTATTTGTGCTCCAATAGGTAAAATATATTCCGCGATACACCATTTCCCGTGGTTTCCTTTGTTCCCCACTAGCTCCCATTCTTGCTTTAAAGGCTTTAATTTTTTATAAATAGGCTCATTGTCTACGAATACCATCGCGGATCTCGTGCTGGTTGAGTGCCATTCCGAACCAGTCTTAGTGCGAATTTTCATACCGTAAGGTAGAGACATCTTATGTGTTGTTTCCTCTAGCGCGAGAAGGTGGATTGATGAGATTAAATCATTGATTTCCCTGAAAAAAGCTGTATTTTCGATACCCTTCATTGTTTGACTCCATTTATTTGGTGGTGGATAGAGGTGATCGCCAGTTTGATATGGTGGTGGTGATCGCGTGTTGGTCAAAGCTTCTGCAATTCTTTAAAAAGCTTTAGTCTGGTTTTTTCGGATCCGTGCGAGTTCACATATAGGCAGTAATCAAAGTATGAGAATCCCTTGATCTTCATGTATTCGTTGGGGTGATCCCTTAAAAGGAGATCATCCTTTTTTGTCTCTATTAAAGCAATCAAATTTTCTAGCCTTGACTGCTTTTTAGTTTTTTCCAGTCCTTTTATGGCACTGTTTACTTTCGCCGTGATCGGATCTGAAAGGTCAAAAGCCTTTTTAATACAGTCAGATCCAACCTTAAATACTAATCCGTCGCTAGATTGTAGGCTGAACTCAAACTTCAATCCGTTACCGCAATAATCGCAGCATCCCACGAGAGTTATATGTCCGTTGGGGTAAGTGTAGATTTTTTCTTTTACCCCTAGATAGGAGTATGGATATTTGCCTAGTCCCTTTTTCTCGAATGGGTGCAATGCCCCTAACTCTAACTCGTCTATGATTTTTTCCAGTTCTTTAAAAAACTGGATTTTTCTTAATTCTTTTGTCATTCTTTTTTTCTACAATCAACAGTTTTGACTACCATTTTACGATCGGCGGAAGCGACATTAATAGTGGTTACGGATTTATTTTCTTTGGAAAGAATTTCATGGGGTTCTATTTCCATCTTTATCATTCCTTTATTGATAGAATGATCAACTTTTATGGAACCCGCTTTTCTAATGGCTTCTAATAGATACCTGGGATTTACAGAAACATTAATCTCAGATTTAATGACCGCAAGGTTAGTTATTGACAATTGCTGATTTAGATCCATATCCCCGTCAATAATTTTTATGGACAGGGTATCACTGCTTAAGGTGATATCAACAGGATTGTGTTTACATGATTGACTGTTCGCTTGAGATAATACTTTGGTTAATAAAACTTTATCAACCAAAAATTCTTTGATATTTAGGTAGTTTATCTCAGGGTCGATCATTAAAGATTTAATGACGTTAATGACCGATTCGATATTTTTAATTTCGGCATCTGATCTCTCTGTTTTTACAATCCAATTGCCAACACTCAGTAGTTGAATAGAGTGATCTGCCGTGGCTTCAATCCGTAGTGATTTATCATCTTTAACAGATTTGATAAATTCAATTATCAGCGGGTTAAAACTCGCAACACAACCATCCATTAAGGAATTTGGTAATTTATATTTAGCAACCCTGTGACCATCGCAACTGGCAATACAGCTATTGATTATGTAGAGATTTTTTAACTTAGCTGCTTTGTCGGATTCATTATTGGCACGAAATGGCTCTATTAATTTTATGCCGTTTAAAAATTCCTCTAAATTTGTACAGTAATTAGAACAATTATTGTCAGTAGATTTTACTTTGGTGGTGGTGGGAATAAATCTAACTAAGATATCTTGTATTTTTGCCAGGTTTTTGGCAAAAATTGATAGCTCAATACAACTAGATTCGCTGTATTCTGTTGATATTCGCTTAAATTTTTCAGCTTCAATGAAAATTGAAAAATTTCTATCAGCAGGTGTCACTATATCGATATTAGCGATATAGCTTATGTTTCCATAAGTAACAACTAAATTAGGGTTATGTTGATCGATGTTTGTATCGATCTGAATGTATTTGCCATGAGAAGCGAAATTTTCCGCCTCTAGAATTTTGAAAAAATTAGCAGTGTTAATTAGCATGGTGGTGATTTAGTGGTAGTAATTTAATTGTGGCAACGCAATGCCATCATCAGATAGATGGCATTTTTGATTGTTTTTAGTTTGTAAGTGGCTTTACTAGATTCCGCTTTAAAGGTAATGATGATTTCCTTTAAGTCATCGTTATTGTCAGCGATCATCTTTAGCTGACGTTCATTTTTACCGGACAATTTTAGTCCAGTCTGTCCCTCTATCTGGCTGATTATTTCAGCCTTAATGTCTGCTGACAAGATGGTCTTATCAATCTTGTCATATAGACTAATCACTTTCTGTGACTCATATTTTTGTTTATTACCAATCAATCCATCTAGCCCAATTTCCCTCGGTGGCTGTATGTTAATCACTTCAGAAGATTGCAGCAGATAGTTCATTAACTCTAAGTAAGTGCCTAAAATCTTGTTGTATCCAACTACCAGTTTTTCTGGTAGGGGACAATCATTTTCCTTGTAATACTTAGCTAGATCCCACAATTCATCTTGGGACAAATTGTAGTAACATAAATCCAACTCTTTCCATAGCGCGATCAACAACTTACCCGGTAACACAACAACTAAAGAATTGTCGTTGTATTTTAATTTTGTGGTTTGAATTACTAGGGACTCGTACCCGATGGTAATTAAAGCTTCAATCTCTTTAAAAAGAGATTGACTAGATAATATTTTTGCTGCCGTCATTTTGCTTACTCCAAAATTAGGGATTAATCATGGTACTTACTCACAATGTTTATGAGTAAGTACCACTACTTTTACTCTCCGATCAACTCCATAAGTTCAGTGTCAGTTAATCCCTGGCGGAAATTCACGATCGCATCATTTATGATGCTTATCGCTAGGCATTGATGTTCGACGGCCCAAAGCATCCCATAGCTATTTAAAAGCCACTGGGATTTAACGTTGTTTAATTTTTTGATGTCATCTTTGATGACATTAATGTCAAAATTAAAAGTAGTCCGTTTATAGGCGATCGCGGTGGTGGGTTCGGAGGCGATCGCGGTGGTGGGTTCGGAGGCGATCGCGGTGGTGGGTTCGGAGGCGATCGCGGTGGTGGGTTCGGAGGCGATCGCGGTGGTGGATTCGGAGGCGATCGCGGTGGTGGATTCGGAGGCGATCGCGGTGGTGGATTCGGAGGCGATCGCGGTGGTGGATTCGGAGGCGATCGCGGCAAATAAGGCATAAATTGCAGCACTCTTGATCCGAATGCCGATAAGAACCGGCTTAATCGCCGGGGATTCTAGTAAAGATGCATTTAATGCCAATTGAATTTCTAAGAACAACCGATCTAAGTAGCTAAAGAAACTGGTTTTGTATTTATCAGTGCCCTTGTACTTTTCAATCAATAAATCAACACTGCCAACATTATTAACAGTGTTAACAAAATATTCCTTGTTGACCGTGATTGCCACTGCGCCGGTATCAATGACAGTAGCGGTATCACTACCGCTACTGATCAAGTGATTGTGGATCATCTCAATCAACATTTCCTTGGTTGGAGCCTTGCCACCAATTTTGGTGTAGACGCCAAGATCGATCGCCTGTTGTTTTAGTGCTGATTTTCCTAGCGATTGAAGGGATCGAGTATCTGACATGGCTTGATCTTCCGGTTGTGATAAATGTTTAGCAAAAACCCACTTAAGATCCTCAGCATAATTTTGTATTTTAGATTCCGATTCTTTACCACCTACATAGTAGTAGTGAGTATCAATGACAAGATACCACTGGGTAAATCTTCCTTTACTACCTGCAACGCCAAAAACTGGGATTAAGTTGTTAAAGTCAAATTTAGCGGTTTCAATGCGATCCGTGAGATAACCTAAATCTATTACTTTTTCACACTTGCTTAAGGAAAAGTCCTCTCCCAACGATTTCCACTCATTGCCACAATAAGGCTTGGAAATGAATGATTCCCATGCGTTGCGCTGTAACTGATCTGAAATTCTTGTTTGAGTGTTCATATTTTCAAAACCGATCGCGGTTTCAGTGCTTTTCATTATTATACCTAATCAATTTAGGTTTGTCAATACCTAAAAAAATAACCCTGGAACCATTCCATGTCTAAAAATTTTATCGTGCGATCGCTTTTTTATTTATCCGACATTCCCAGAAAATCAGCTTTTTCCCCCTTAGCAAATTTATAAACCTGAAATTCTAAATTTATAAATTTATAAAAGAATTATGGATTACTAGACAAAAATAGACGCCTTTACTAGGGAAAAAACTGATCATATAGAAGTTGTTGTTATTTGGGATCGATTCAAGGTGAAACATTGCAGATACCTATTGCGTTGTTGTCTACAATGACAACCTATCTGATTAATAAAGTCAACTACTGAGTTAACTATAATAACTAATGAATGGGTAAGTAAAAGTTATAGCATGATCTTTTTGGTTTTTTGGGGTGTTTTTTCTGTGGCGCTACCCCCCAGTCATCCCATTAGTCAAGTCCTTTAAACTTTAGTTGCAAATTGCCAACATGGGACAACAAGGAATAAAAAATGCCGCTGACCATGCGGCATTTAGGATTTATTCATCAAAAGTAAAATCGCGAGACTGCTCGGTTTTGTCAATCAAATCACTGGTGACTCCATCAATGGTGATCGCCGTCAGTCCGTTAGTCAAAGCGCCAAACAAAAAGTGAAACCAGTTAAAGTTGGCAGAACCCGACAGGACAAGACAGGCATAAACAATTATTGAGCATTCAATCATTTGACAGTAAACACAGTGCAATAGCTCTAAAGAAACTTTGCCAATCAAGTCCCGAACAAACTGCGTCTTTTTGTAATCAAAGATTAGCCAGCGAATCCCCAGCGAGTACAAGCAGAATACCACCCAAGATTCAATCATTTTAACTTTTGCGCCTCTTCCCAAAGTCGTTCCAACTGCAAAAAGTTGATTCTAACAGTTCCGCCATAATCGTCAGTAATAATCAGCATATCTTCATCGTCCTTAGAAATAGCAGGGCAGCAGCGATTACGACAAGGGGCGGTTGAATTATTTGGTTCAATCAAAGTATTTACCTCTATAATTAACTTAGCCCCTATTTTAGCAACTCAAATGACAATAATGCAAGTCGGAGAAACTTATTTAGACAGTTTAAAAATTTTAGTAAAAAATATTCAAGGAACCCTAAAAATAGATCCAGAGACTGGTAACTACACAAGATCGGGAACAGATATTTGGATTAAGGCATTGATCAAGCCAATGGGCGGGGAAAAAAGCTATTCAGATCAGTCAGGGTACGATCCGTCCTTAGTTGGGTTTGAAGGTTGGTTAGTCGATCCACCAACTTTCCCTGTACCCATTAGCTATCCGTTTAATACAAAAGGAATCTGGAGGGATAGCGAAGTAAAAATAATTTTAATGCCAGTATTGCAAAAAAGTTTATATGTGCTACAATATAGTGGTACGGTGATTAAAGGAAATCTAAGCTTATGATTCACGTTGACCGAGATAAAGTTGATACAATTAAACTCAAAATCAAAAATTGCTTTAATCGGACAGTTGATGTCTTGGACAAAATGCAAGATCGAGTGATTCAAGATCCTTGGGAATTTGCCGATCTTGGTTTTTTGGATCAAGACATTGTTGACACGGGCCGTTTGCATAACTCTAAGATTGTCGAAACCGTAGATGAAGGCGATCTTGTTTCTGTCAGATATGTGTGGAATCCCATTAACCCAGAGGACGGTCGCGCCTATGCAGGAGACGTTTTTCTGGGGTTCACTTCTTACGCGGGGAATTTTATCCCTGGTCGCGATTGGCCTAATAGATCAGAAGAAAAATTAAACACCCGTGAACACTTCGTGGAAACATTAAAAGCTGAATTTCAGTAATGGATAAATTGCCAATTATTAAAATCAGGCAAACTATACAAGATGGAATGAAAGGCCATCTTGGAACTTATCGCTTTGTGACCGGGGAAGTTGCCCCAGCGATCGCAGTATTGAAATCTTACGATCAAGAATACCCTCCCGCTGGCACGTCTACCGAAGGCATCGAAGTCGTCTTGATGTTTCCCCAAGTCAAAGCGTCAACACTTCTAGGAGGACATGACTTAAGACTGACATGGTATTTATTTTTAAAACAGTGGGATTTTAATGAATCAACCACAATGGCAGTTCAATCGCTGGTATCAGCGCTAAATGAATTAAATTTCCTTAAAGTAGAAAATATTTTTACAAATCCGTCAAATCGTGGCAAAAATCAGCCGGAAACTGTTAGAATAGAATTAAGCACTTATAGGTTCGTAGCATGAGCAATGTAGTAGGGTCGGTCGAATTTGATGTAAGGCTAAATCTTGATAGTTTTAATCAAGAGTTAAATCGGATTAAAAATCAAAAACTGCCGTGTATTCCTATTTGCATTGAACCACCTAAAAATTTAGCTCAAGATATACAAAAGCAAGTCAAGCAAGTATCCATACAAGAAAAAAAAGAGCAGACAAAATCCCAGAAAGGGGAAGATCAACAGACCAAAGAAAATATTGAGAAATTAAAAGAAGCTATAGAAAAAGCGACAGTCGCATTTTCTTCTGTTCGATCTGTCTCAGTTGGAACTCGGTCTACCCAGTCTTCATCGGGCGCAAGAAGTGAGAAGGAATTCACTGGAGAAGAGGGTATTATTCTTGGAATAAAGTCTCTTAGGTTAGCGATTGAGCAAACCGCAGTATCGATAAGAGAAGGTATCGCTGTAGCACTTGAATCAACGGAATCAGTTCTAAGGGAATTGCTGCCTAAAGACAACATATTTAAAGCTGCGGGCAGAATAGTAAATCAAACAGCGGGAAACTTGATATCTGATTCGATTACAGGGGGTGGTTCTGGCCCAAATAAAATAGGTGTATTAATTGGAAAAGGAGCAAAATTTGCAAATAATTCACCTGGATCTGAAAAATTCAATAAAGACGTTGATACCGTAATACCTGGATTTAGCAAATTATTAAAATACCTTGAGTCATGGGATTCTTCGTCTAATTCTGTGTCAAAAGTAGGCGAGTCTGAATATCTTGATGTGGCCATCATTGTTTCTCGGTCGCTAACTGATGCAGCAAACAGGATAGTTGAATCACTTGCAAACACAGAAAAAGAAATTAACTCATTAGCTTCTGCACTGTCGAGTATTCCTTCTTTGTCTCTAGAGTCATTATCTCCTCAAAGAAACAACAGTCAAAACCCTTTGCTTATGGCGGCACAAATAGCAGGGGCGAATGTTGCGGCAGATGAGATAAAGAATATATTCAATCAAATATTTGGTCAGTTTTTCTCTAACGCGGTAAACAACACATCTGGCGTCATCAAAAATAAGATCCAAGAGGTTTTTGATGGTATCTTCTCAAAAGAGGCAGAAGAAGATAACTCCGTCATGGGCGCAATTAAAAATATTTCTGACGGATTATTTGCTGGAATTTCAGAAGAATCAGATGATTCTTCTATTGTTGTTCATCCTAATTTCAGTGAAAGCTATTCATTGATCTCTTATTTTCAAGAAATCACGCAAGTATCAGATGATCTTGCAAGAAATCTACTGAAGTTAAATGAATCTATTATTGTAGTAAATGGCGCAAAAGAAGTTGATTCTTTTGGCGTAGCGACACAAGTAAATTATAAAAGCATAATGGAGGAAGGTGAAGCTTTTGTAGAAGAAAGACAGCGACATTATAATGAAATAAAAAATCAATCTGTTGACAATATTGATATATGCCGCATCCATGAATTGACAGACAGTGGATACAATATAAAGCAAGGTCTAAGAAAAGCAAAAAAAAGCGATAATTCGTTACCCAAAGAAGAGCAATTGCTATCATCTGGCAGTGAGTTCTATCAACGTTATATAGAAATCTTAAGAAAAATAGGCCAGTACGATACTTTAATCGTTAAAAAGTTAAGGGGAATAGATAAAGAAATTGATCAAGAAAGTAGTAATAAAATCTCTCAAATAGAATCTTTTACGGGCCAAAAAATATTACCGCAAAAAAAATCAGGCCAAAACATCGCTCAAGGGATAGCTGTTGGGATTGAAGATGGTAATGATTTACTAAAAGAAAGTGCAACTGCTGTATTTAATATTATAGATAAAACTATCAGAGACAAGTTTGATATCAATTCACCGTCGGGTTGGGGAAAAATCGTCGGAGAAAATATAATAAAAGGTATATTAGAAGGTCTTAGAACCAACGATCTAGAAATGACCTTAAAAAATTCTATAGGTGGAATTATTAATAGTGTAGATACAGGAATAGGAGGAGAAACACTTAACAACACAATAAGAGAATTATTGGGAATCTCCGCAGAAAAAATACTTAGCGAAAACAAAGAAAGCCTTGACGATTTAGCTAAACAGGTTTACGAGTATGTATTAAGTCAAGACATGGATGGCGTTGGATCCAACTTCTTAAGATTTTTTAGTGGATCTTTTATTAATAATTCCCAAATAATGCAGGGAGATGGTCGAGTCATAGGCAATAAGGGCGGAATGGGAGAAGTTGCCGCAAGTTCCGCCGCTGGAGCAACGGAGAATGTGCTAGGAACCGATTCGGGCTTACAGTCGGAGATAGACAATCTTTTGTCAAGAAACAAAGGAGTGCTAAAAAGCGTAAGCACTTTAATGGAAGTCGTCAGTTCTCTTTCTTCAATGGATTTAGGGAAAGAAATTTCTCGTGATGTTATTGATGTTTTCAGAGACATACTGAGCGGAAAAACGATAAAAGACAGTTTAAGTAGTAGCGAAATACTTCAAGAAGTAGCCGACATTTTAAAGCAAGCACAGCCAACAAATGAAGATGGAGTTAGGGAAAATTTAAAAAAACATTTACTAAAATCCCTAGAAGGTGCCAATGCAATCAGCCAGTCCTCTTTAGGGGATGATCACTTTATTTCTGTTTGGCTAAAGGCTTTTAATGATACGTTTAACAGAACGGAAGAAACAGAGCAAGAGGATGGTCTGCCAAGCCTTGAAAATATATTATCAGAAGAACGTCCGGTTCATGTGAATCGATTTGATGCCTGGAAAGAAAAGGCTAAAGAATATTTAATGAAAGCATCCCGGTATGCAAAAGCAGCAGCAAAAACATATTTTGATCAAACAGAATATCAAGGGCACTTATTTAGTCTTTTCTTGGACGCAGCAGAAACTGTAAATAGCGAAATGCAAGGAATCTTTAATAGAGACGCATTTGCCAAAATGCCCGGTATTGAAGCTAAAATTCAACAACTGGAATCCGCCGTAGAAGAGCTAAAAAGACAAAAGGAAGTGTTGGAACAAGAGCAAAAAGAAATTGTTGACAAGATAAATGAATTGGATGCAGCAAGAGACCAAATAATTGATTTCACGGCAGAAAAAGTAAAAGAATTAACAGAGCAATTAAATAATTATGCTTCAGATCCAATGGGAAATGCGGCATCTCAACTGAAGTCACAAATAGAAGAAATTAATCAGGACGAATCGAATAAACTGCAAGAAATATTAGAAGAAAGGCAGCAGTTAATTGAGGGATTGAGTCAGGTTGAGCTAAATATTGCCAATATCTCAAGCGAAGAATCTCAACAAGAAAGCCGACTGAAAGATCAGTATAAAAGAAAAGAAAAGCAGGAAAATAGACAGGAAAATCCCTTTAACGCTGAAGCCTCTTATGAAGAAACCAGAAGAATAGAAAATGTATTTCAAGAACGGATACAACAATTTGACAATCTATTTCCTGGGGTAAAAGATTTCATGGTTCAAGGATTAGCTTTTCTTGGATCTATGGAAACTTTTCAGTCTATGCTTGGTCAGGCAGTTGATTTTGTTCAAGAAAGTTTAGAACAAGTGCTGGGTTTGCTGACAAACAGAGGCGTATTAAAAGGATTAACCTCTACAGGACAAGAATATCAAGACATTCAAACTTTTCTTGACAAGCAAATTAATACTTTTAGCTTAGATCGCGCAACAACTGAATCGGGATTTAAGGGATTTTACGCTTCTGCTCAAGGAACAAGCATGGAAGGAGATCCCACTAAAAAAATATTTGAAGGTATAACGCAAGCTTCTCGTGCATACAACTTGACCAGGGATCAACAAGAAGGGACTTTTTTAGCCTTAACTCAAATGATGTCACGAGGCACTATTTCAATGGAAGAATTAAGGGGGCAGTTGTCCGAAAGACTTCCAGGAGCAATGGCGATCGCAGCAAGAGCGATGCAAATGACTCAAGGCGAACTCGTTGAGTTAGTCTCTAGTGGACAACTTGCAGCAAATATCTTTTTGCCTAAATTTGCACAGCAATTAAAAAATGAAACGGCTAATGCGGCGAAATCAGCCACAGGATCGCTTGCGTCAATTAGACAGGAATACGAAAATATTGTATTTAACTTTAGAGTAAAAGTCGTTGAAACCATAGAACCAGGATTAAAAGTTTTGGGCCGAGGATTTATTTTCTTGATAAATACAGCAAAAAAACTTGCTCCTTTAGTTGCTTTTATGGCAGGTACTATATTTTTAGGATCACTGAAAGGAATAGCCGGATTCCTAAAAATTATCGCTGGACATATAGTAAGAATAGTTGGACTGGCGCCACTAATAGCTGCTGGTGCAGCAGGAATTGCAACACCATTTCTTGCTTTGTTGCCTCTTATGGCTCAAGTTTTTGAAATAAGGCAGTGGATAGGCTTATTCACGCTATATATTCCGATTATCACCACATTAATAGATGGTCTTAATACTAAAATTGAATTATTTGGTGTCACGCTGTATCAATCAGAATCAGATAAAGCATTAGAAAGAATAACTAATTCTGTTCAAGCGCTAAAACAAAGCTTAAACGAATCAACTGAATCAGCAAATAAATTAGCAAATTCTACAGCAAATATTAAGTCAGTCAGCCCAATTGACGACAAATTAAGATGGGACAATAAAAATTCCCAAGAAGAAATACTTAAAGGAGAAATGGGTGCCATCAAAGACTTTGCCTACATTGGTGGTGCATTTGCTTTTGACCTTGTTCGGAGCGACTATCATGCCTATGATCAGGAGATCCGCAGAGTTGCTCAAATCAAGAGAGGACAAGACGAAGCTTTATTTAGAGCAGGCGAAGCCGATGTTCCTACACAAAAAATACTTCGGTCTTCTCCAGAATTTATTGATGAATGGTATTACACCAGTCACGGAATAAATAATGTAGAAAAACCTAAATCAATGCGAATATACGATCGCATGACAAGTTTGACTACATTTGGTAAATTTAATGATTTTAATCAACTCAACAGAAAATTATATAAAGGATTTGATAAATTTTTAACAAATTTTTTGAAAACGTTAGGAGGCCTGCCTGCTAAAGTTGCCGCTAGAAATGCGGCAATGGAAACTGGTGCATCCATTGCCGGAAGTGCTGTGAACGGGATTGGAATAGCAAGAACGGGAAGCTTTAGCCGTGGAGCTAGTCGCCTTGTAGGAAATATCCCAGGCATCAACTTGTTAGGTCGCACAGCGGCTTCTGTCGCTAAAGCGTTTGCTCCGCTTGGCAATGCTGCCACTAAATTGTCTTCTAAGTTTCTTTTAGCTGGAGCATCTGTCGTTGGGCCGTTAGCCGATATAGCATTAATGGCAAAATCATTTGCTGTGGCTGCTCTTCCAACTTTAAGTGCTGTTCTAGTAGGCATGGTTCAATTTGCTGTGATCATAGGATTGGTTGCAGCCGCTGCACTTGCTTTCAACAAGACCGTAAGTTGGATGAAGGGTCAAGGAGGCAAAACTATTACCTGGACTCAAGTGCAAGAAGAATGGCGAATTAATGATAATGAAAAATTCAATAAACAATCAAACGTAAATGTTTACGAAATATTAAAAACGATTGGTCAATATCAAGGCAATGTGGGAATTTTAGCTGAAGCTGAAAACAAAAATCGCCAAATTCAATCGTTAACAGTTGAATCCGGTCGTCTTTCTGATGCTGATCCGCGCAAAGAAATCGTCAAAGGAGAGATTGCTCGATTAAATAGCACCAAAGCATTGGTTGACGAAAAAATAAACAATCTCAAATCTGCCAACTTAGATGCAATAAAGCAATTAGAATCGCAGTTAGAAACCGAAAAAAATCCTCAACTTATTTCTAGTTTACAGACTCAGTTGAATCTAGTTAAAAAAGCTCAGACGATGCTAGAAGTAGCAGAAGCGGAAGCTTCCAATATGTCAGCAGTTAAAAGCTTTGCTGTGGCGTTGCGTAGTTTAAACAATCAGTTTAATTCAATCGCTGCAAGATTTGAAAATTATGCAACAAATCTTGATATTGATTTATCAGAAAAAGAAATTGCTGAATTTAGTAATCCTAATGCAAGATTTCTGTCTTCTCGTTTAGACGTAGACAGAAAAACTCAAGAGCAAGAAATAGCGCAGCAAAGATTGAGTGAGGAGCAACAATCTGCAAACTTAGCAAAAGAACAAATTACTTCACAAGCTGAGTTTGGCAACATTGAGCGCATCTTAAGAGCAGAAATAGGGGATCTTGGAATTGACGCAAGTGGAGCTAAAACTTTTGATGAAATAATTCAGTCTCTTTCTTCCGATCAAATTTCTGCGCTTGGGGAAAAGTTCACAGATGAAGCTATTAAACAAAATTTAGAATTAGTTGCATCTTACAGGGAAAAGCAATCACAAATACTAAGCGGAGAACAAGAATTAGCTGCAAAAACTATTGAATTAAAACGAGCTAAAGAAGCAGCCGAAATTGAAATTATTGAAAACACTTATGATCAAGCAGCAAATAAACTTAAGCTGGCAGCTACAGATGAAGAAGTGTTGATTCAAAGACAGTTGTTGAATCAAGAAATTAATGAGCAAGAGTCTCAGTTAAGAATGAGGCAATTGGAAGAGGTTAACGCAGAAAAATCCATTAAACTGACAGAAAATAAAATCAAACAACTACAAGGATCTCACAAAAAAGGAATTATCTCCACTGATGTCTACGCTGAAAAAATGCAAGGATTAGAACAGCAATTAGCCGATGAGCAAAAGCAATTAATAGAATCCAAAGTCGCCACACAAGAGGCTGTGCAGCAAAAAGTATTAGATGAAATGGAAAAAGCATTGCAAATAGCGACTGCCTTGATGGAGCAAAGACAAAATCAACAAACTGCTATCATTAAAAAAGCACAGCTAGACAGAAAAATGACAGAATCTCAGGCTAATGAAGCATTGGCTAAATTAGCATCCGATCGAGCAAAGGCAGAAGTTACCATCAAAGAAAAACAGTTGATGGAACTAAGAAAGGCTCGCACAAAAGGTTATATTACGGAATCAGAGTTTGCCAGTCGGGAAAGAGATTTAGTTACCGAACTTAGTGCCGCAAAGACTCAAGCATTAGAGGAAGAATTGGCGTTGAGGGAAGCGATCAAAGAAAGAATCCTTGACGAATTAGAACGCGCTAATGCTATGGCAGATGCCGCCATCAACAAAAAATCGTCAACTGCCAAACAAAATATTATTCAAACTCAAATTACGGAATATCAAACAAAAGGAGATCGCGTTGATGCTCTTGCTAATCAGGATCAGCTAAAAGCGGACAGACAAGCGTTAGAGAAACAGCAAAAGCTTAAAGTTCAAGCTGTTGAAGCCAACAAGAAAATGCTCAATGATAATATCTTGAGCCAAGAGGAATATACGGATCGGCAAATTGCCGCAGAGCAAGAACTTGCCGATATCAAAATTCAGATACTGGAAAACACATTAGCCCAACAGAGAGAAGCTGCTAACTCAGCTACAGCGGAAATTGAACGTGCCGTTAGCGAGTCTCAGTCAAAAATTGATAAGTTGCAATCTCAGAGATCCGTCTCGATAAAAGAAGATCAGCTAAAAAAAGGATCATCTTCGCGTCGATTGGCCGCAACTACAGCGGAGATCGCTCAATCCGAATCAGAATTAATCGCAGTACAAGAAAGACTTAAGGCGACAGAAAAGCAAGTCAGAGAAATCCAAGATGCCTACAACGAAGGAACCATTTCCCAGCAGACTTACTTTGAACAAATGACTGCGGCTGAACAATCTCTGGCTGAGTTAAAAGTGCAAAATTTTGAACAGCAAATTAGTCTTCAGGAGCAAATTGCTAACGCTGCATTGGAAGAGCTAGATCGGGTGATCCAAAAATCTGAGCAAGCTTTAGATAAAATCAATACCGATAGTCAGATTGAAATTCGCCAAACTGAACTTGGGCAAGTTCAGTCTTTAGGCGAAGAAAAAGCAGGGCAAAATGCCGAGGTTTCTACAAATAAATTAGAAAAAGAACAAACACTAGAGCGGATTCGCCAAGCGCAGATGGAATTGGCTGAAATAAGTCGTTTGAGAAGAGAAGGAATTATAGATGCGGAAACAGCAAATGATCATATTGCGGAAACCGAAACTAAGCTATCTCAATTAAAGCTTGACTTAATTGAGAATGAGATGAATGCCAGACAACTGGCTGCTGATGCGGCGATCGCTGAATTAGAAAAGGTCATACAAAAATCAGAACAAGCTTTAGAAAAAATAAATATTGAAGGCCAAACAGAAATTCGCCAAACTGAACTTGGGCAAATTCAGTCTTTAGGCAGAGAAAAAGCAGGGCAAAATGCCGAGGTTTCTACAAATAAACTAGAAAAAGAACAAACACTGGAGCGGATTCGCCAAGCACAGATGGAATTGGCTGAAATAAGTCGTTTGCGAAGAGAAGGAATTATAGATGCGGAAACAGCAAATGATCGTATTGCGGAAACCGAAACCAAGCTATCTCAATTAAAGCTTGACTTAATTGAGAATGAGATGAATGCCAGACAACTGGCTGCTGATGCGGCGATCGCTGAATTAGAAAAGGTCATACAAAAATCAGAACAAGCTTTAGAAAAAATAAATATTGAAGGCCAAATAGAAATTCGCCAAACTGAACTCGGACAAGTTCAATCTCTGGGCGAAGAAAAGGCAGGGAAAAATGCTGAAATTTCTACAAATAAATTAGAAAAAGAACAAACACTGGAGCGGATTCGCCAAGCACAGATGGAATTGGCTGAAATAAGTCGTTTGCGAAGAGAAGGAATTATAGATGCGGAAACAGCAAATGATCGTATTGCAGAAACCGAAATTAAGCTATCTCAATTAAAGCTTGACTTAATTGAGAATGAGATGAATGCCAGACAACTGGCTGCTGATGCGGCGATCGCTGAATTAGAAAGAGTCCAGCAAGCCGCTAATTCAGCACTAGAAATTGCTGAAGCAAAACAACAACTAAGCATACAACAGGCTGTACTAAGTGGAATAGATTCTCAGTCGATCGAAGCATTAGAACGTCAAGCTAGAAGCGCTGAATTAGCGTTAGAGCAACAAATGCAGCAAGAGCGGTTGAATCTTGCCAAACAAAATCAGCGAGAGTTAAATAGACTAAAATCCACAGGATTGATTACCGAATTTGATTATCAGCAACGAAAAATAGAAGCAGAGAAAGAAATACTGGAAATAGAAAAAGGATTGACTGAAACCCGGAAGCAGATCAAACAAGCGGAAACGGACGAAATCATCCGACAAATTGATCTGCAAATAGCGGCTGAACAGCAAAGAATGAATGAGTTGTCTGCCGCAGTAGATGCAGAAAAAGCACTAAAAGATCACAAGACTCAAATGCTTGATTTTGACAAAACCTTACTTGATGCACAGGCGGGACTGCAAAAAGCAAGGTTTGATGCAGAGGTTAGTCAAATTCAGATTAATCTCAATGAAACCGAAGATCCAATAGCAAAGGCCAGCCTTCAAGAGCAATTGAATGCAGCAAAAATTGCTCAACTTAAAGAGGAGTATGAGATTCAGCTTCAGCAATTAGAAATTGAGACTCAGCGCAATCAGTTGGCGGCTGAACAAATGACAATGGAAGCTGAAATCAACAAAATGAAAGCAGAGTCGGCTGTCTTAGAAGCTGAAATGAATTTGTCCAAGGCCAAAATAACTAAAGATGCAGAGCAGATAGCATTGGCGCAATCTCAATTAAATATTGCACAAAAGCAAGTCGCGGCATCCGATCTGGGAATACAAGCCGCCAAGCGCAATATGGAGTTACAAGCAAAAACCTCAGAGATTGCCAAGCAAACACTGGACGTGCAACATCAAACAGCAATGGCAGAGGCAGAAGCGGCTGCAAGAGCGGATCAACGGGCTGCCGCATATCAAGGAATGGAGCAAAGTGCTAATAACGCTGCCGACGCGGTAAGTAGAGCCAGTAATGCAGAAGCTAACGCATCAACCAGAAGCGGAAGGGAATATGCTCAATTAACAGATCGAACTGAGCGCGTTAATGGCATAGAAACTGAATTTCAACAAAAATGCGAAGGTAGTGGCGCTTTATGGGGGCCGGGTGTAATCGAAAGAAATCGAGGCAAGGGAATAAGCGCAAACCCAATGTCTTTGCGAATCCCCTTACCCGGAGGTGGCACTATTGTTCCCTCATGGGAAGTTGATCCAAAGACAGTTGTAGACGGGGCAAGAGCAATGGGTGGTCCAGTTGATGTCAATAAAACTTACTTGGTTGGAGAAAAAGGGCCAGAATTGTTTATTCCTTCTACCAGTGGGCAAATTATCCCAAATGGTAAGCCTGCACCCGTAAGCGCCAATGCGACCCCCGGCGTAGGCATGGTAAATAATTCAAATAAAGAATTGTCTATTCGCTTAGACGCTTTGGGCGATCGCATTATGCGATTAGCGAACTCTCCTCGCAATATCTCTGTTTCCACCGCGACACCGATCGCAGATACGTTAAGTTTGATTAACAAAGTCTCCGCAACTAAATATCCTGATGTATGATAAAAATCAATGGGGCAGTAGCGCAGCTAGGAAGCATACCGGCACCTTCTTGGTGTCGTTGGCCAAGCAGTTCAAATCTGCAATCGGTTCAAGGCCGGTGGTCGCGGGTTCAAATCCCGTCTGCTCCTCTTAAAGCGATCGCGTAATTGGGTAGCGCACCGATATCGCAAGAAAATCGGTAGTATAGGTTCAACTCCTGTTCGCTTTATTTTAAGCCAAAGTGATCAATAAATGCTTTTGCCAAGTATTTTATGTTTACGTTATCGCATAAATTGTCGTGATAGCCTAAAACTGGAATTAAACAAAAATTTTTGATTTTGGACTGCCAGTTTAGATAAGAAGTAAATTGAAAGACATTGTTGGCGTTACGAGGCAATAAAGCATTATCTTGAGCGTAGAAAAAAGTCACTTCCTGATCAAACTCAAAATATTTTGGTTCATAGCTTAAAGATGAATTGATGAAAAAGTCACTTGTTTTTGTTGATTCCTCTGCTTCTTCTTGTGTCATTCCTTCAAGCATTCTTCGCTGAATAGCTGCCGGTTTTTTTATTTTCAACCATAAATCTTTTGCAATATTTTTTTCTTCTTCAGTTTGTACAAAAAACATAGGCGGATCAAAAAGAGCAATTCCTGACACCTCAATTTGATTATTTAAATAAATTCTTGCGATTTCCAATGCAATCATACCACCTATGCAAATGCCCGACAAAAAATAAGGAGGTGATTGACTGGTTATTATCTTATCTGCGTAATCAGAAGCGATTGACTCAATTGATAAATTTTGCTGTTCAATTAATTCTTTTGTGGGCTTAATCCCTTTAAGAATATACTTGCTGTCAATAAAAGGCGAAATTCCTTGAGCCAAACTTAGCCGTCCGCCCGCATCATGTATAATATTTATATTCATTTTAATTTTTTCTTATATTTTAGATATTAACAGTGAAGTCTTCCATCGGACGGCTGTGGCAGCATCTCCAATTACACGAATTTCAAAATTATCTGTTCCTTGGTTTATATCAGCGATTGCCGACCATCCAGCGGAAATGTCTCCACGTACAACAATCTCCGATTCGTATCCCGGAGAAGTAACGATACGGATTTCCCCGTTGTCGTTAATGGCACTAACATTAAATTCAAAAAACATTATCTTTCCTGCGTTTGTGCCGCTGACTCCTTTTCCTGCGACGTGACCAGAAACAGTAATTGATTCATTTATGCTTAGCGGATAACTGCCAATAATTGTTGCTGCTGCATCTACGGTTTCCGTTGATAAAACGGCCACAGAAGCATCAGTAGAAAAATCAGATTTTGTAACATAAATTGCATTTGCTTGAGACTCTGTTAAAAACGCTGCATGATTGTAAGACGATTCGTGTGTATTTATAGCATTCTGTACCATTATTTGAGACGCAAAGGACGAATGATTATGCTGTGCATTGTGAGCAGTCATTAATCCTATAGCTGTTCCTGTACTGTCTGCTCCAATGTCTACTGCTGTAGGCATCTGCACTAACTTGTTGTTGGCATTTAGCGTAGCGATGCCACTCGCAACACCAATTGGCTGATAGCTCCATGATGTTCCATTAAAAGAAAGAGCGGACGGAACGGTGAATCCAGGCCACGCCAATGATTGAATTGCAGATAGCTGATTTCCCGAAGGCTGCGCTCCAATAATTCCTGGGGTTAATACAACTGTGCCAGTCAAGCCGTTTACCGATAAAATTGAGTTGTTGTCAGGAATTCTAATCCATTTAGTCCCGTCAGACATCATTTGATCGCCAGGATTAAAATTTGTCTCTCCGTCAATTGCCGACAAAGTTCCACCAATATTGCAAATAAAAAAATCTCCGTTAGATGTTAAAGTGCCGTTTCTCAATCCTCCTGTTGTTAAAGTTGGAGTATTGGTGCTGGCATTCCATGAACCTAAATAATTTAAGCCTCCTGTAATTGGTGGCAAAAAATCCACGGGAATAATGCCATTTGAATCAAGACGGGCAAACCCTAATGGCAGATTAACTGGGTACGAAACAAAAGTATCTTCCGGGGTGATGCCGATTAAAGAATCATCTGCTACCGTCAAAGGAAAAGCACTCCTAAATGGAGTTAGGTCTAAACCAGCGATCGCTTCCCATGTTGCCATGCTTGAAGCTATTCCATCGTTAGTCTGCGCTTCAACAGGGATGTCTCCAGGATTATTTAATGCTGTTCTCAAAGATCGATAAAAATTAGCAAATTCCTGGGATAATTTACCCCAATAATCAATGGCGCTCATAATTAACCTCTTTTTACTGATACAAAATCAAAAAACTTTTAACAGCGTAGCTCGGAATATCTTGTTCTGTTAATTCCATCCCTCCAGGAAGCTCACCAAGTGTAATTGTTTCATCCTTAATGGAACATTCATTTTCTACTTTTGTTAATGTTTTTTTGTTAATGTCAAAATCAACTACTTGTGCGATATTTTTTGGCGCAGTTAATAGCAAATCAGTTATTTTAGTGTCTACAGTTTTTGCTTTTGATTCCGGATCAAACTCCCAAATATCCGCGCTTACATCAACTTCTTGTACTATAGTATTCGCAAAATTAGTCAAAAGACGAGTGTTGATTTCTTGCTGAAAACAATCATCGACTTGCGAAATACTAATATTTTGATTTGGATCTATTGTCACTTGCTGTCTCCAGTCCGGGGGAGTATGCAAAACATTGTCAGTCACCTCCAGTTCTTCGCTTGAATCCCAAACAATATTGTTGTTTTTTAATTCAACTAAATTTAATTTATGAATATCTTTTTTTTGATAAAGTTGATTTACTGTGTCCAGATCGTAATGCACTGTAACCAAGTAGTGTTGACTTGTTGCTGTCACAAACACCCTATGGTCTCCGTCAACATAGCTCTTTGGTAAAGGAATATTGAATGTTCCAAAAAGGACTGTATATTCAGACATAAATATAAACTCCAGCAATTCTAGCTATATTATAGCTTTCTTGATCTGTAATGCCAAATCCAGGCTGTAAACTATTCAATCTTTCTATTCGATTAGTCTTTAGTACAAAAACATCTCCTGATTGGGACTTTATTCGGCGATATCTTACAACTGGAATGATAATATTTGCTTGCTCAATTGATTCATTTGATTTAATTATATGCTCTTTTAATGTAATGCCATTAACTAAACTACTGGGACTCACAGAATAAATATCAATAATCAAATCAGAGTTTGGCTCAACAAAAGGATTCAATGTTCCTTTTATTAATTTACTAGAATAATATCCATAAGTATGATTATAAGGCACGAATGTAATCTTTGAATCATTCCTCTCAAAAATCTTTGGCAGAAAATCGTCTATAAAATCACGGTATAATAAAGATGTAGTCTGAAAAGTGCGATCAAAAATTATTTCATCGTTTTGAATCCCTGACGCATGGTAAAAACGATAGTCTACGTCTCCGAAATAAACAAACCCAGAGGCTATTTCTATTTTTTTTGATTTAATGCTTAAATCTGCTTTATTTAAATAAAATGTCGTTAAAACTTTCAAGCGATTCATGCTACGCATTTTGTGCCAAATCTTAAGCAATATCTCATCCGTTTCTATTCCTAAAACAAATTTATGATTGTTCGCTGGATTAGTATCATCGGCAGGTATAGCCAATCCAGAATTAAATTTTTTGCCCTCAAACAATAAACTGTATTCTCTCCAAAGATTTTTTCTCTCGCTAGGATAGTTTCCGCAGTAAGGTTCACCATTAATCCATCCGCTTTCGCCACCGCCACCGTTATCGCCGCCCGGAAAAAATCTATTTGTACTTGGTTTATCGTAAGTCGATTTAGGCGTATAAGCCAAATAGCCAGTTACTCGATAAGGAAAAACTTCTGTGAAAAATTGACCTTTTACTGGAGCTAATTGAAAATCAGAGAAAAAATATCCGTGATCTAGACATTCAGTGGATGAGCCTCCTTGGAAATTTAGCAAGGGTCTTTTTTTAATGTCTTCTATGACACTATCCTTTGATCCCCCACTAGAATAAATATAAAAACCTGTGTATTGCTCATAGTCAGTCACATTTTCTGGAATCAATCCTTGATCACAAGGATTGTGTATTAATTCAGACTGACTGTTATAAATAGTTTCATATGAAGGTTGATTACCAAAAGCGCGATAATTAGGAGAATTACTAGGAGACACAACAGGATTTCCTGGTTTACCAGAATTATGGACTTCGCTAATAGGCCAAGCAATAGTCCCATTATACCAAATGGATGCTGGGTTAACGTGCTGAATAACACGAGAGCCATGAGCAATATAAACAGTGAATTCCCATCCAGGATGATTTTCTATAATGGAGTCCATTGCAGCAATACTGGAGTCAAATCCATCCGATCCACCTCCACCTCCACCTCCTGATCTCAAGCCGCCGGAACAATGTTTTTTATCTTCCTTGCATTCTTCGTAGTCTTTGTAAACATCGTGATATTGTATTAATTCTGAAACAGGTATTCTGTCACAAGAATGTACCTCTGGGTTATAAATATAAACATATTCAGTTTGCAATTCTAAAAGCGCAATATAAGCCGTTTTCAATTCGGATTTTGCAACAAGCGCTATAATACTTATGTTGTTTGATTTTTTTTGAATTAATATTATTGACGTTGCTATTTTTTTGTTTGCTTGTATTAAAGCAATGGCGATTGGAGTTTTAGTGCTCTTTTGAATTAAAACTATGGAAACAGGAATTTGAGTGATTTCATCTGCATTGTCATTAGCTGGTAAAGAAAAAGGGACTGGAGTAAACATTTTCCAGTCAATCAACGATTCAGCAGAATCAGTTGTTCTGTAATGTTCTGGAATCGTCCCCCTGGAAATTGCGCCATTAGACAAGTATTTGGCATAGCGAATTTGACCCGCTCCATAATTAATCCATTTTTTATTAGTTTCTGCATCATTGCCAATAAAAGATATTTTTGGTTGAGAGTCTGGAGTAGATTTATACTCCTCTTTTTGAAGATTTCTTTGCTCGTCTGATTGTTCCATGCTTTAAAATGGTGACAAGTCACCGACTCCAATTTGAATATTTATTGCTGAATTATTTGCCGATAAAACTGTAAAAAAAACTGAATCCCATGAATCAGACATTCCTGGATTTCGAGCCATTAAAGTTAAATACTTCAATGTGTTGGTTAATTTAAATGGCAACTGTCCATTATTTCCCGTCAATTCTCCTTGCCAAAATCTACCCAAAAAATCACTATTAGGTACTTGATTCCATAAATGCAGTTGAATGCCAGATCCGATAACTACGATACTGGGGTGAACTGAAATAGTTGCGATATAACTCTTGTTTTCTTCGTAAGTTAAGAATTCTATGTAATTGCCATCACAATTTCCACTTGATTTTGGGTTAACCGCATAAGTCAAGGTAGAAGTAGCAGGAGGAGTTAAATCAACTATCTGCCACGTAAGTTGATTATTTACATTTTTAGCATAGAACAGTCGATTGTTGACACTAGAAACAGCTAATATTCCTTCTCCGTAAATTAAATCCGCATTAGAAGGATTTGCAGTAGAATGAATTTTTACTACCGACTCAACCGAGTTTGCGTGTTCCATTACGTTACCAACCGAGTCCAGATTTTGTTATTGTTCACTACATCTATATAATACAAATAGTTAACATCCTTAGCAACTCCCAGTTGTCCTTGCTGATAATTGCCAACAACTGAATCTAGTGCAGCTTTGTTTGCCGCCACTAAAACTCTAGTGGTAAATAAATCTTTATGAGCGGCCATATTACCCCCTCGCTTTCCCCTCTAATGTACCCATGCTTCCGCTTGATGAAATAGTGGCAGCTATCCAACTATTCCTGGGCAATGCGCCACTGGTAATACTAATCCCCCTGACAACACCCCCGGCAAGTCCAGTGGACAAAAACTGTCCTGTTTGTGGATCAACTCCAGCAAACAAAGTATTTTGCACTCTATTTGCCATTGACCATTGACTCTGCTGGCGATCGCTTTTGTACTGAGATCGCTGTTGTTGTCGCTGAGATGCCGATAAAATTTCGCGAATATTCATATTACGTCACCAGTCCAAATATAAATTTAATTTTTCGCTGTTCATTCGCTTGAACAACTTGTTCTCCAGGAAATTCGACATAGCTATCCAGTTCCCCGGTAGTGCTACCCCTAGTCGCAGATCCTCCTCTTATAAGAATAGCTTTATTAAATAAAATTGACGTGGAACCTTCATTAATCCAAGTTGTTTCCACGGTAGGATAAACTGCCACTCCATTGGCGTTAATAGTTGGCTCTACACCGGGAACTGTGACTGTTTGCCTAGCAGTGTAACTTGCTTCCTGGGCTACCCATTGAGCAAGGCTAGATGTATCAGAATCTAAATCTTTTCTGTTGACTGTAAAATTACCACCGTTGGTAGTTAAATCAATGGGAGATCCCCCACTGGTTGCAGCAATCTTAAAATTAGCTGCGGTAATATGAACAGCATAATAAGTCGCAGTAGAAAGCAATGGGACAGGTAAATCGCCAAAAGAATCGGAAAATTCAATTGGAGTATTTTCAATGAACCCGTGGGGTTGAGTCGTGGCGACCTGATCTAGTGTTGCGCTTGCAAGCGCACTAAAAGATGCAACCGTATCGTTAATCAGAGCGATCGCAAACGTCGTTCCTTGAGGATAAATTAGCTTTAAATTGGCTATTTGGCGACTTTTAGTGAGAGGCATTTTGCTAATTCCGTCGGTATAAATTCTCGATTGACTAAAAAGTAAATCCAAGCCATGATTTTCTTAAATTTCCACTTTTTCTGCAAATTGCGACTTCCAAGCTGTTCAAAAAAATCATGTTGAAGCTGCTCATCTTTTGCGATCTTTAAAAATATTGGCTCTTGAGTATAAAAATAAAGATTTTGATATAAATAATTTAGCGATCGCTCTAACTCTCCGTACATGGCAAGCAAATCTTTATCGCTCAATGCAACGCAATCAGTCCCAACAAATCGCTGCACTGGCTCAATAGTAGCAGTCCCTCCTCTGATGTAGTAAATATTTTGCTTATTGTTTTGTCCTTCCGAAAAAATGCACAGCCGCTTTTCTTCTGGTGCGAAAATTTTAACACTATCTCCCGTCATTTGTGAATATACTCTCTTTAGTATCAGAGAGTGGCGAAACTCTATCCGTGATTCACTTAATAGTAATTTTATTCCCCGAATTTGAGATGCTTCTGCCAAAAAACACCCCAACCTATACTCAATGATCATCAAAAACTTAACAATCTGAGCAATACCAATCTTTGCCAATGCCCGACCAAGAATTAGCCTAATTAGCCAGTATTCGAGACTAAGGGGATGTAACGACTTTGCCATTTTCCGTAACTACTTCTCCATGTTTGTTAACCAGTATAGCATTAAATCTGCTATCGCCAGTTGTTGTAACAACAAATCCATTTTCCGTAACAATTTGTCCGTAGCGATCAATTACAATTACGTCAAATTCATCGGTGACAGATTGGGTCACTACAGATCCCTCTTCTGTTAAGACTCTACCATACATATCGACTACTATTAATCCAAAATCTAACGCTGTCACCTGAACTGTTTCTACTTCTGCCTGGATTACAACTTTTGGCAACTGCTGAACCATTAAATCAGCAAAAATCAAACTTGACTCAGAAGCTAGAACAATTACTTCTGCTTGAATTTCGTAAACCAATGGCAGCTTAATATAGGGATCTACCACTGGCTTGGCTGTTACGATAATATCAAAATTGACAATATGTTGGACTCCCTGAGAAAGAATTGTTGCTGTAACAGGAAATGTTCCAGAAGATAGTGGTCGCCCTTGTAAAAATTCTTGATTTAAGGCTATGCCAGAGGGCAATCCCGTGGCTGATTGAATGCCTTGTAAATATAATGTAATATAATACCCTTCATCCACTATAAAATCCTGGATTGTTGGCGGGGGTGGCGGAGGGGGTGAAGCGGCGGCAATCGAATAAGTGGCAGAAGTAATTCCCGTGGGGGTAGGTTGCTGGACAGTAAAAGTGTAAGTGGTGCCAGGGGAGACTTGTCCTGATAAAGTTTGCGTAATCGGATCAAACATAACGTTGGGTGGCAATCCTGACACTACGGCAGAGGCAGTGAATGCCGCTCCGTCATTCACTGCCTCTACGGTTGAATAAGTGATAGTCCCATTGCTGTTTTGTGTCGCGACAACAAAAGAAGTTGATGAACCAGCATCACCAGAAATTGTGCCGGTAACAGGATCAAAAAATACATTTTGTGGTGCGCCAACTAAATAAGACGTTGGCTGATATGTACCCGTATTTTCCGTGGCAACAAGGGCAAAATCGTAGTCTTGCCCGTTAATGCTGGCTGTAATCGTATGAGTGCCAGTAGTGATCGGACTGCCTTCAAACCTGCCGGTTGAAGGATTGTAAGTAATTCCTTCTGGCAATCCTGTTACGGTCGAGCCAGCAGGAATTTGATTTAAGTTGTTATTGTTGGTTCCCGATAAAGTGTAACTCGTTCCAATTGACTGATAAGTAGTTCTTGGGTTTACAGCGGGAGTAGAAAATATGTCAATCGGATAAAAAATATTTTTAAGTTGAATACTTCCACTATAAATTCCAGGCGTTGCAGGATGACCAGAAATTACACCGTTAGAAAAATTCATACCGGCAGGCAATCCAGTCACGATCGCCTCTCCAGGGAGAGGAAATGGCGGTATGCTCCCCGCGTAAGTCAAGGAATACCCGCCGGGATTGTTTCGGATGATCTGAAAATTCCCGCACTTGGCGGCTGGATATTGAATCTGTCTAAATACCGGGTCTTTGATTTCCCTGTCATTTTTGCCCACATAATTGCCAGTCCAGGCAAATTCAGCTTCGTTCACGGAAGAACGAACACAAGAAACCACTAAACCATCGCAAATGTAATGGCCATCCTTGATATTTACGGAAACAAAAGGCTCCCATTCTTCTAAAAACCAAGGATAATAAATGGGATGGCTAACGCTTCGAGCATAGCGGCGGTGCCACTGAATTTTGCCAATTAATTGCGCCATTAACTGAGCATTTTCTTGAGTGGTCAACCAGTCTACATTCTGTTCTTGAGTTTTTTCGGCGCAACTATCGTAGGGCAACTCAAAAACATCCTCACCACAAAATGTTACTGTTCCAGTAGGAGTTTCCGCCTCGCGGTATGTTGGTGCGGGGGGTCTGGAATCTTCTTGCGTGGTGATTTCAATTAGCGCTAAGTCACCAGGTTTGACGGTGACAATGGGTTCCTTGGGTTTCTCTTCTACAGGAACTTCTCCTATCGTAAATGTACTGCCTTCGGGGTCTTCGTTGGGGACGACCCCATATTCCCACTCTGGTTTTTCCGAAACATTAAAAGAAGATTCTTTTCGGATTGTATCTCTACGCTTGACTGTTCGCCTGTACTTCCAGCGATCACATTCAGCCAATTTTTTCCTTGACGCACCGGCAGCACGGGTTCCGCCACCTGGCGTTTTTTTGCTCCATGTTTCGTTGATTTCTTCTCTAATCATAAGAGGTGTAATTTGTCTTACCCCCTGAGTCGAAGTGCCTTGGGCAAAAAGAAATTGAGAATATTTTGTTAAAATCTTTTGCTTAATTACATTGTCATCATTTTCAATTTTTAATTTTTTTTCTCGACACTTGCTACCAGCATCGTTTTCCGAACTTTTCTTGCCATTTAATAACGAGAAATCAAAAGCCGCTCTAATCCCCCTGCTTTTAAAAATAAATTCTTCGATTTCCTGTTCAGATCCTTTAAGAGAGAAGTCGTCGGGAAAATTTGAAGGGAACATTGAACAGAGTGCTTTTTTTCTGGTAATTGTTCTTTTGTATAAACGATTTTCTCGATCGTAATACCATGTTTCTGTTTCGTTAGATTCGGTAATTAATCGTGTGCTACCTTGATATTTTTTATTGTCGGGCATTATGTCTCCGAGGGCTCGCTGGACTACTCTGGTGACAACATCCTTATCTATCTTCCTGTCAACCGGACTAATCGTTTCTCTTCTAATCACAACATTGCTTTCGCCGATGTAGCCCCAGGTTTCAATTGTCTCACCACCATCGCGATCTCCGCAGTCTGCAACTTCGTCTTTTGTCCCGGTGACAATAATTCGTTCGTAGGGCCGCTCTGGACTGCCTTCTCTTTCATATTTGGCTACGCGACTTCTAGACAGTGAGGCGATCGCGCTAGTGGGATTAAGCGGATATTTGGCCAATCGGATTTTCCCGTCGCGATCGCACCATAACCAATGGCCGTGAGCGCCTGCTACCGCTTGGGCAAATTTAATGTAGGACCCATTCACCTTGACCAAGGGTACAGCGTAACTTCCCTCCGGTGTATAGCTTGACTCAAAAGCAATATCCGCCTTTGTTAGGTACTCCGCCCCTGACTCTGGGTTTTTTCCTGCTTGAATCAAAGCAAGCTTCACTACTTCCCACCAGTCATTGTCTTTTCCGACTTTCACCCCCTCTATTTCGTCAGCGGGCGATCGCCAGTCTAGCAAGCCCAGCTTATCTGTCACCTCCGCCGTACCGCGCCCGGTATCTTCGTCATAAAAATAAGAGTCAATTTCTAAAGTTAAAAATTTAATATTACCAAAATAAACTTCTAGCGGCTGCTGGCATCTTTCCCACCGCGAAGGATTTTCTAGCTCACTTAAACTTTCTTTAAATGGCTCCCCTTCTTTTTGAGCAACATTAAGCGTCCCTTTCCAGATCAAAGGAGTTGTGATTTCAGCAATGGGATGACGCACTGAAAAATCAACAACAATTTCGGTGATATCTAAATCACCGAGCATCCAGCGACTATTCTGTGGAAGAACAAAATTAAGGCTCATGTCTTAACGTTTACGGCACCAATGAATTTTTATTATAACAAAATATTTAATTGATTGTCAATTTTTTCAAGAAGTATTACAATTATTGAAAATGCCTCTTGATGTGTTCCATATTCGACAATCGTGCTATGAACGCGAAAATAACAGACATTAGCGAAATTCTTAATGACGATGGCGAACAATTTATCTTTTGTAAAGGACATCTTGACAAAGATGTTTTTTTAAAATTAGCTAAAGAATTTTTAAAAGACAATTACGGAGATGATGTAGAAATTGAATTAGATGAACCAACTTATTCATCCGCCCGGTGGACTTATGATTTCCCAAATAAGCGTAAATGGCTATATTTAAGTGGGCAATCAGGCAAAGGCGCTTTTAAGGTAACTGCGGCTCAATTCAATATAGAGTAAAGCTAACTAATTAGTTCCAAAGAGACTGATTTCAAGCTGATTTTAAGCTAATTTTGGCGTCACTAGACAGCATTGTTGCAGCAATCTTTGTAACTAAAACGTAGCTAGTAAATATCACATAAAGACATAACAAAGTGACAAAGCGTCATTACAGATACCTGTATTTGGCGCTTTGTCACTTTGACCGGGTTAGGTGTTGGCGTCAGAGTGATGCCAACGGGCTATGTATCACAAAAAAGGTTTGAAATTAGGTTTCTCTATCCATTTAGTCCAGTCATCCATATAATCCGCTGGGATGCGATCAATAGGAATGTAACAGGTGGATTCTGTTGCACCGGGGGGTATGTCGGCCCAGGCATAGAATTGACCGTCCGCTAGACACAGCCAAGCGGTTGTATTTGGATCAAAATCGATTTCATAGAGGTTCCCCATTCGCTTCCACCGGCCATATCCGGCTTGCGCTGCCATAGGGGTATAAGTGGCAGTTTCCTGAAGTATGGTTTTTGGCCGATGGTTTGTTTCATCCGAACTGTGATCTATTTTTTTGTCTGGACTGTGATCTAATTTGTGATCTAATTTGTGATCTAATTTTTTCCCATACGGTGACGGGGTTTCGGCGATTTGACTCTCCGAATTTGTCTCACTAAATAATTGCTTGTGATCTAATTTGTGATCTATTTTTTCTCCATACGGTGACTGGTTTTCAGGGATTTTACCCTCTGAATTAGCTTCAAAATTGCTGCACACAGAGGGGGGGGGGAGTGCCCCCGCTGATTTTGTAGACCATTCGGCGGCGATCATCTGGCGCCGAAAACCCGCTGATTAACCGACGGTTAAGTAACCGACTGAGAACCCCATAAACCGATTTAATCCCAGTCATCGTGGCGATCGCTTTTCCGTTTAGGCCATAGGGGTGCTTATGCAGTAAATCAAGAACTTGATCTGCTTGAGACTTGGTTTCGCGATCGCCCTCCGATTCCAGTCGCTTAAAGCTGTTTTGTTCGAGGTCAAGTTCCAAGTCTAATGCTTGCCCCTGTACATCGCGGGCGCTAACCGTTAAGGATCTTTTTGGATCGCTAGGGTTGTAAGTGGCTTTTTCTTTCTGGTTGGATGTTTTTTGATAGTCCAGTTGCCAAGCACCCCAAACGGCCCCAACGATCGAAGTATTGCCCCGAACGCAGCCTAAGCCGGTTTGTTCTTTGTCCTTGTTAGAGTGATGAATTAACAACCCGGCTGATCGATATCGCTCTAAGGTTTCCTTGAGTTCGTAGACCATATCGCCAAATTCAGCGTTCATTTTTTCACCCCATACATTTCTTGAAAAGTGTCGTTACAAGTTGCTTCAAAGACCATCGCTGCATGAATAGCTTCTTTAGCAAAGTCTTTGTAGCAATCAGGCTTTAGAGGTAGCTTGTGATTTAGAGAATGTGCGTAATAAGCCTTAACTAAAGAAGTATAAACGGCAAATGCTTTATCGCTATCAAATGTATTCATTGTTTTGCTCCTAAAATAACGATAATTGGATGGGTTTAAAGCCTTTCGTCATTTCCTTGAAAACTTTCTTTATCTCAGCTATCAAGGCATCATAATCGCACCCGCCATCCGGCTCGAAAACAACCCATAGCCCCCCCTTAAAGAGGCATAAATCGCCGCCGCTAATGGTTACATCCCACCCATAAACGGTCATCATAATTTCCTCAGATTCAGGAAATCTAAGGCATTCTGGGTTAGGCTCGAAACCTAACTCAATCAGTTTTCTGGTTTCTTTGTTGTAAGGAACTGGCATGACATTGGTATAGTAAAAATCTAAAACTTTGATGATTTGAGCCTTAGTTAGCCTTGACCAATCGCGCTTGTCAAAACCCAACGACCGGAAAAACCGTCGGGTGATTTTGAAGGCAGTTCGGCTAAGGTGAGAGATTTTTGCCTTGAGTTGGCGGATGGTTAGCGTTGCGTATAGTCGTTTCATAGGTTCCTCACTGATAAATGAAGTACCCCCCATAGCCCGAAAGCTATGGGGCGTAGGGGTTTTACGCTAGTTCTTTGGCTGCGATTGCAGCCACCGTGCTGATAACTTGTTGGTCAGATTCAGACCGTAAGAATTCGGTGAAAGATTGCTCTAAGGTCAGAATTAGCGCCGCCGTTTCCGCGCCCCGTGGGTGCGCTTCAAACTTGGTAAAGAAGTTGCTTACGGGCTTCAAAAACGAGAGCCTGAGAGCGGTCTAACCGATAGGTGATGCCGTCATGGGTAAAGGTTCTCATTATTTCCACCCCCGCATCAATTCATCTGCCAGTTGTTGTTCGTCAGTCGGATCAATGTCGTCACCAGCGATGATGTCGTAAGCTTCTTGTAGAGCCACGTCCGCGTCATCGTCATCCGCGTCGTCGTCATCTAGAGATTCTTGAACTAAACCCAAAATTTCGTAAACCGTATCGCTTGCGCCTACCAATTCACGAATTGTATTTTGGTCATGGCGCGATAACAGGTCTAGCGCTACCCGCAAGTAGTGGTCAGCATCCGAAAGCGCCTCTAAGAAGTCCGGGGCATCATCCTTTAATCGGCGGATGATGCAATCGACATCAAACTGTGTTATATTCACAGGTAATGAACCTTCTAGGTACAGGTATGCCCGTGTCAGCGAAACCGTCGAAAGTTTTTGCGCTGATGCGGGTTTTAACGTTTTTGGGGTTTATGGGGTTGCATCAACGTGACCATAAGGGTCAGTCTCAACCATTCTCGGTGAGGCTTGTTTTTGCTTGCCATGCTTTGTATTATAGCACGGCATTGACTTGATGCAACCTATTTTGAAGAATAAATAAAATGACTTGATTTGGATAAAACTTAATGCAATCTATCATAAGACAGAGTACAATAGACATGATAAACTGATACTGAGGTTACGCTATGGCGCAAATTATAAGTATGGGTAAGGTACGGTGGCGTTTAAATGAGATCATGGCTAGATACTTTATCAGGGTTGATTACTTGGCGGAAAAGGTAGGCATTTCCGCTCAGTCACTATCAAATATGAAAAATCGTGACGATATGCCACGGATCGACGGTGACAGACTTGGGGCGCTATGCAGACACTTAACCCTGATGGCAAGGGAGCGTGATCCGTCGGTTCTGATAACCCCTAATGATTTGATCGAATACATCCCAGACCGTGACGCGGCATGACCCCACTTTTCGCAAAGTGGAATACTTAAAGCCGTGTTTCGGTGCTAACCACCGATGGGAATTACGGGAATTGTCACGACGTGCCGCCAGATGCGATAGAAAAGCAGAAAAATTCTTTTGAGTTGCTGTAAAAAAAGCCCCCAGATTACCTGGGGGCTTTTTTTTACACTCTATCTGTAAATTATCTGTAAATTGAACACATCTTGTACTTATCTAGGTCTGGAAGAAGGTGTCCTTCTTCCAGACCGAACTTTGTTGTTTCTATTATTTTGCTTGTGCGCTTTGTGGCCACAATTGTTTTGTTTGAGGCAATTCCAAAGCCTCCATCCCAACAGTTTATGCCGTCAGTGAGGTAAAATCCCCACCGAGAGCAAGAGTCTGAATCTTCGACGACCTGAAGTAATACTTTGCCTTTTCCCTCAATCTGAACGTTTTTAAATTCCATGATATCACTCCACTTAATTTGATTTATGTTTCCCTGTTTGGGAATACGATCGCCCGGCTCCGACTCCGGCTGAGGGCATCCAATATGCGCGATCGCTAAACCAACCTGTGGTTACTGTAAATAAATATCCACTTCGTAACCGTTAATGTTCATTCCTGGACTGTAATCATCGTCACTCAAACCTAAATCAATACAAGCTTCATTAACAGCATCAAATATTGAATAATCATCGCCATAATCATTTTTTCAGGAAAAAAAACGTCGTTTTTGTACCACAATACACGCATAGTATCATTAAGAATCATTTATTTCACAATTTCATATATGTGTGTAGATTTACCTTCTTCGCCCCAATCGTAGGAAACGGTATCGCGCCAATCAGGATTTTACTGACGATTATCCCACATCCGATCACGTTCCAAGGCAATGTCATCTCTATCGCCATAGCCATCAGTTGAAGCACATCGAAAATTTAAGCTAGTCATGTTTTTCTCCTTAATTTAACGTCTCAGTAAATTGCTTTCTTCGTGCTGTTAAGCGGTTTTCCGTTGCTTTCTAATATGTATCAATGCCTTTAAATCGTTGTTCATTTTTTCCTCGATTTAAGTCTAATCGGATTGTATTCTCTGTGAAATGTACAATAAGGATATTTGGCTTGTTTGGCCAATACTTTTTCGCACTTCAAGCACTTCTTCTGATGATTTTTGCGATATAGCTCCGTAAGAGAAATAGCTTTTTCTGAGTCGCCAAACAACCAGGCACTTATTATTTTTTCAATTTCAGAACTTAAAATCATTTTCGTTCGTTCATTTTTCTCATTGAGTTTTTAACTACTCCTTTACCCTATCACCTTACACCCACTTTACACCCACTTCGTAATATTTCTTTACAATAGAGCCTGAAATAACCATTTTTCGCAAATTCCCTCAAAACCGATAACAGATTTAACCGGGGGATCCAAGAAAAGAGTCTGAAGCGATCACATGAATCCCTTAACCACGCCTGACGGTTGCCGGTGGCAATCTCGATCCAGGGGACGGGTAAGAGAGTGGCATCAAACAATCGCATTAGAAAAACTCTATCAAATGATTTTTGAAAGCAAACAAACAGAGTGCCTGCAACTATGAAGCGAAAACTATAACCAGTGGGACTTGAAGCGATTAATTTATGTCAGTAATTACGAAAATAATTAGACCGCAAAAACAAAATTCCCCCTTGACAGACAAGGAGGAATTTGATATTGTGGAGATGCAAACTTACACAATATACGTGGCATTTTACCACAAATGAGGAAATTTCCTCACTAAAAGCACTATGAAAAACTTAGCTAACGCGATCGCAACTAAATCTGCTGCACCGATCTCGCAGACAACGTGAGAATCGTTGACAGCGAAGCGCCGCACTGCTTAAATGCGAGTCAAATCGTCGCAGTAGCACAATGGCTGAGAGCGATCGCACCAAAGTGGACAAAAACCGACTTAATCGTAATCAACGAACCAGGAATATCAGCTAACTTTAAGCTGATTCCAATTGCGCCTTCTGTTAAGCCAGGAGCGCCAGAATTCCCTAGATTTACATCCCTTCTAGGTCAATTAGCGGTAAGCATTTTCAACGGAGGATACATACCACTAACAATCACTTGTCACACAGAGGTAAGATACGAACTGTGGGCCGAAAACGGTGACAACCCCGACCCTTTTGGGCTAATCAAATTCAGAGGAATTAGAGTCCCGGGAACGAACGCCTACATATCCCTACCAACTGAAACAAGAATCGGCTCAGTGGCAGATTATTTCTAGTAACATAAAATAAAGGTGAGGATTTTTCCTCACCTAACCACAACCCAGAAAAAATGAACAGAACAAACAAAGTGAAAGGCTTCATATACGACTGTGAGATTATCAAATGCATTCCACCAGCAGAAGATGACGACGATCACGAATATCTATATTGTGATGGATGGCATGACTTCCAAAATATGGGAATCTCTGTAATTGGAACTTGCGACTTAGAATCAGGAGAACTGAAAGCTTTTATCGATCGCTTTTGTATTGACGACAGTTTAGCTCATTATTCGCCACTGTCAGAGTTCGATCGACTTGTTAAGGAAAACCGCAAGAGCAGCGGAACGATCGTCGGGTTTAATAGCGAAAACTTTGACGACTTACTCTGTCGAGCTAACGGAATTAAGATTAAATCCGACTACGATTTACTCCGATTAATCAGACAAAGCGCTTATGAATCGCCAAACTGGGACGAACAACCAAGGGGCTACACCTACTCTTTAAACGCGATTACTCGCGCTAACGGCTTTGCTAAAAGCGGACACGGAGCGCTCGCGCCAAAGCTATGGCAACAAGGCAAGCACGAAGAAGTAATTGATTACTGTCTAAATGACTGTAAAATTACCTGGGAAATATGGAAGAAATATGTAAGCGGAGAACTAATCGATCCAAACACCGGAAAAAAGCTAAAACCAGTGGAGTTAACGCTAGAATAATAAATCTTCAATAAAAATATAAAGGGCGAGGATTTTTCCTCACCTTTTTTTACTCCTCAATCTCAACACCACCGTAAGCTAAAAACTTTAGAAGATTTACCTCACACTTAAAATGGCGGTGTTATTGGCGTTAACAAGCCTATCTATTTAAAACAAACTGAGTTGCTGTTGATCGTTTGAAACATAGGTTGCGCTAAATAATTGCTTCCTGATCAACAGCAACTCAGTTTTCTTTGACCTGGTTTGCTTTTTGTCTTTTTTCCTAATTCCTGTTAATATGGTCGAATACTTAACGTGGTACTCCCAAGAACTTTCATTATATAAACTTCGCACAAAAGGATGATCATAGTAACTTACTACTGGTTGCCCCTTGCATTCGTGAAGTAACTCCGCCAGCCTTATATGATCTTTTTCACCAAAAGCATGGCTGTAATATTGCTCTTTCTCGACATACGGCGGGTCACAATAAAATAAAGTATGTGGCGTGTCCCATCGCGTAATACAGCGCTCAAAACAGTCATTTTCAATGTAAGCTGACTTAAAATATTTTAATGCAACTTGCAATCTTTTTGGTATGCCGTTCCACACGGTAATTGAATTTTTATAACTCCATTCTTTTGCCGTCTCAAATCCCCAAGCTTCATTGTTTTTGGCAAAAGATTGCCAGTTCTTGACTAAATATTTTCTGGCTTTTTCTATCGGATCTTCGCAATTAGGTGAATTTTTAGCGTTGTTAAATTCTGTCCTAGAATAAGGCGTCAAAGAAATTGCGGTTTGCAATTGCTCTGGAAAATCCCGGTAAACTTTAAATAGGTTAATGATTTCATCATCAATATCGTTTAATATTACTCTAGGGAGGTTTCCCCGGTTTTTGATTTCGTCAAAAACTCCTTCTTGGATTAATTTAAAATAGACAGCAGCCGACCCGCAAAATGGTTCGCAATACATACTCCAATTAAACTTTTTCAAATGACTGCATATCCAAGAAGACATTTTAACTTTTCCACCTGGTCTGCCGATAATTGGGCGTGGAACTTCGGATAAGTAATTCATAACTGTTGTGTAATTGCTGTGTAATAAGAAATTCCCATTGATCTCTAATGACTTAGATGCAGCATTAGAGTAAAATATTTATCTTGAACAAGGCAATCAAGTAACGTCAAATCATAAACAATAAAAACCTGAAAATAATTCAGGCTTTTATTGTAAGGGGATAGATTCATCAATCAATTCCCATTGCACATCTCGATTAATTAAATTAGTGCTGGACGGCAATTTGATCGTATAGAGTCGGTCGGAATCTAAATCGTAGACTTTAGAGAACTGAGCCTTTTTGTCGTCAATAAATACCAATGGGGCATTCAGCCAATTTTCTTCAGTGATCGCAGGACAAAGTACATAAATCCAAGCATTTGCCAAAACGCGGGGTTTGTGTACCGAGAATCCGCGATCTCGATAACCTAGCTGATCTACCGGCAGGTAACTAGCCGCCCAATCTGGAAACAAATTATCCTCGATCAAGGAAATAATCGTCTGACAGACAGCAAAACTGTAGTGTTCGTCTTTAGGCCAAAAATGGCAAAATTCCTTTGTAGTTGAATATGGAGGTTTGGTTTTCTGGGAATTTACATAGACCGCAGTAAGTTGGGCGATCGCGATTTCCTGAAGATGCAATTTTTGAGATTGAATTCTTTCGCCACTTGCCAGTGCATCCAGGATCAGCCATACGGGTTGACTTGAAAAATTTTCTTCATTAAATCGCGAATCATGCGGCCATAAGTCCCTTAATCGCCAAAAGATTTCGTTCCAATCTGTTTTTTGCTGGGCTTTCCCTCTTCAGCGGCTTTTCGAGTTTCCTCCTCAGAAGGAATTTGTTTTTCAGATTCAGTCGAGTCCTCTTCTAAGTTTTCTTCCTTACGGAAAAACTTGTAAAATTCATTGATCAATTCAACCGGCAATTCCCCAACTTCTTCTTCAGTGATAATTTCATAATCTTCAAGGATCTTTGATTCTAACCCTTTAAGGAATTTAGTAATCTCGCTTGCTGGCACCATTCCGTTAGATTTGGCCATCCATTCTTTAATCTGAGGATGCAATACCAACATGATCTGACTAACAACTGACTTGATAGCTGAAGTCGAAACGGCTAAGTTTTCAGAATGCTGTGTCTTGTTGAGTAATCGACACTGCAAAATCGCTTGAGTTGCAACAACGGAAGATCGTGCTTCGTTGTTATTAAACAATGACCAAATCTGTTTTAGGTCTGCTAAATATTTTTGACGAATATCCTCAAGCCCTTCAAATCCAGGATTTGTGACGAGCGCGTAGGCGTCTTTGTAAGAGATGCCTTCGTCGTCTGTAATTTTAATAATTAATTTGCTCAAACTAGAATGAACGTCTGGCAGAATAGATCGCAATTCATCCATCATTGCTTTTTCTGCTTGCAGTAACCCAGTCTTGGGGACAACAATAATCCCAATATTTTCATTGCCAATTTCAACTTCAGTGGTTTTTGGCAATACCTTAAAAACAGACTTAAGACGAGACATATTAACTCCTAAACGAATAAGGGATATTCAACAATATCCCTTTTAAAATTACGCAGCCGGGGTGTAGCTTACTGGTCCAGTAAAGCTAAATTCAATGTTTCCTGAAATCAGTCCTTTTGGAGTTGCTTCGATCGGCATGGATGTAATGACGGCAAAGCCCTCGTAGGTATCGCCAGCGGTAAATACATCTCCGCAGCCTGGTTTGGGAAAAACGATTTTTAAATACACTTTTCCGCTGCCACCATCCGCAAAAGCGTATCGAGTGTAATGGCAGGTTTGCCAGCCTGGATCTGTGGGCAAATAGTTGCCATTAGCGGATAAGTTATAACCTAATGCTGTAAACTCAAAAGCCTTCCAGCCATCATTGTCAAAGTCTTCCGATTCAACGTTTTCATCTTGAGTGGAAAGGTTGGCTGAATTTCTGCCGCCTAATCGACAAGGGTATTCGGCATCAGATCCAGAAGGAATTGAAAATTTAACAGGAGCAACAGTAAGAGTCGTTGAACCGGGTGCAATATCTGAAGTTACTTTTACTGTACTTGCTTTTCCAGTTACACTATCAACAAACTTTACCCAGATCGGGGCAAGAATCGTTTTAGTGTTAGTGGATGCAGTGATTGCGATCGACGTAGCATTAACCGCGATAGCAGCAGTCGCGCTAAAGGAAACTTCTTCTGGGGCGACATAACTACAATCGTGTGCAGGAGCGCAGTAAATTCGCGTGCCACGACCTACTTCGTAATCGATAATCTCTTTAGCCATTTTTGTATTTTCTCCGAGTTAAAAAAAATTAATTCAAGGTATAGTCTTCTTCGATCAAAAACTGTCCTTTGATTGTGTAAACTAATGGCGGCGTTGTAGTTGTTTTGAATTCAATATCAAAAACAAAGTGCTGACCAGGTTCAAAGCCCGATGTATCAGCAGATTCAATAAAAGCTTTAACAGAACTAACCGCCGGGTTAATTTGAGCTAAAGTAATTCCGCCTGCCGCACCAGAAGTTTTTGTAATCACTGCTGGGCCGACAGACCCATCTGGCATAATCATTCTGCCTGTCAAAGAAGCGCTTAATCCTGTCAAGCTATCCCCTGTAATTTTTCCAACGAGAATGATCGTGTCGCTCCTAGGAAAAACTGGTGCATAGTTAAAATTAACTGGTTTGCCATTACGTTCGTAGAACAAAGACGCATCAATACTTTTTGGCACTTTTGAACCCTCAATAAACACTAAACAGCAACATCAGGCACTAGAGAAAAAACACCTTGTTCAAGAGTGGTGATGTCAGACCCAATCGTTCGCTCTAGGTCATAAATTAATTGAATTTTTTCTTGGAAGTGGCTGGTATCGCTAGACAATAATTTCATTTCAGCCAATAAAACGTTGCCCGATCCATTAATACTGGTCGTAAAATCAAGATTTGATTTAATGATTTGAGGACTACCATTCGGGTGATCTGCAAATAGCCTAGCGACAAAACGCAGTGTTGCACCAGTTTGTTCTGGCTCTACAACTTTAATTCGTACAGTTTCTTGATCACCTCGAAATATAGTTGACCCATTCAAAGGCTGCATTGCCTTTGCCAAGATTACGCTTACCAGTCTGGGTGATTTCATAATCCTCTAAAAACTAAAGCTCCTTCTTCCAGAAAATATTTTTTAGTTGTGCTATTTTTTAACTCCAATAAAAATTTAGTCTCATAATTTTTGCAGTTCCGAACGAAATCGGTGTCCTGTGGCAGCAAAATCACATATCCGGTGATTGTTTCATTGCCATCAAGATCAACGCTATAGTCATCAATTGCTATCCCGCCCGGATCCAACTTAATTTGCTTAGAGAGCAATAATTCTCCTGCCAGATTCTTTAAAGTAAAAGCAATATCTAGCCCAATCATTTTGCGGCCAAACAAATTAAATCCAAAAGAGTACGATCCGTTTTTTAACAAGGTCATATCCTTGATAGAGTGACCATTGAAAAATAACTGGCCAACAGGATGCCTAACAGCAGGAATTGTCGTTAGTTTCCGGCAAGTCGCCTGAGATTTGGGATAAATCAATAGAATGCCATGTCGCACTCTCAAATACTGAGGAATCCCAAAGCAAACATTCGACAAGCTAGAAGAAATAAATCCGGCGCGATCTCTGCCAGTTAAGGTGGGCGCAATTTGTGATGCAACCTCAGACAAAACTTCCGCTCCACGAATTCTTGCCAAAAAATTAACAGGAATATCGATAGATTGAGACTGCACCAAAATTTCAGAGGAACCATATAAAATAGACATAATTAATCAAGAGAAACTTTGATGTCACCAGCTAAAAATTTAAGCTGATCGTTTGTAAGTAAAGTTTTTGCAGGATTGAGCATCCCATAAGCTAAATGCTGCCCACCCGACGCAGCGTTATAAATAGAAAAGTGAGAAATATTTCCAATATCGGCAGTAGCAATGGGAAACTCAATTTCTACTGCATTTTGCTTAATCCCCCCAGATGTTGCAGGAAAGTTGGTCGCATTATTGGCGATCGGCTGACGAATATATCCGCCAATTGTCGGTTCAGTTCCAGGAGTTTGATCTGTCGGCGCTGCTGTATTTAAGCCACTATAAACAGTGGGAAACAGCGGCATTGGCACACCACGGTAAATATGATTAAAAATTAAATTCTTTAAATATTCAGAAAAGCCACCCGCCAAAAAAGAGTGACTTAATCCGCCCGACAAAATCACCAAAGAATCACGATTTTCAATTAACTCAGTATCGGTTGAGTTGTAGTAAACGTAGCAGTTCCCTCCTACCGCTGAATCAAATAATCCGATCGCCACAACCGTTCCTTGATTTGCGGTCGCACGAGGACAAATAATATCTTGAACATTTTGGGTTTGTGCCACGGTAGAAGTAAGCCAAATGTCACTCGCTGTAGCTACCCGATTGTATCCACCGCCTGCCGGTTCCGAACCTGGTCCTGACTCCCCAGGAGAAGTTAGGAAATAGCCAATATAAGGCGTGAATTGTGGCAGCGAAATGCCTCCGAGAACAGCATCTAAAATCTTGGCTTCTGCGTAATCTGTAAAACTTCCCGTCATAAATTACTCCTGTTGCACAGTGAATGGTGAATAAGTTGAACTGGTGCGGTATAAGGCTGTTTTTCGTGTAATAAAATCAAAGCAATTTTTTCTTCATTTGATGGATTATGAGGCAGACGAAGTTGATACGCTTTTGCAACAATATCAACTTCGTCTGCAGTCATCCTACAAAGCTGATCGTGGCGAGTCATTCCACCGGATACAAGAGGATCGATAACCGTGTAAAAATTCTTCCAAGGGTAAGAGTCTACCATAAGATCTTTACTGAGTAAGAGTACCCGATAGCACGAGATAATTTTGCCTTCAAGTCATCCTGATACCGCCGCAATTGACAATCTCGGTTTTTGTTAAATTCAATCACGTCAACTTTAGTCACTCCGGTTTCTTTGACTGAAATTTCATGCAATCGCTTCGACGTTTCCTTGAGTTGCTCTAACAACTCAATAACCTGTCTAACTAAATAGTCAGAAGTTTTTTCTACATTAGCCAAGCATTGTTCAATTTCCTGAAATTTGTCTTGAGTCAACTCAAGTTCAGTTATAATTTGCCATTTTTGCTCTAAACTAAAAGCACCGCTCATTTGTTTGGACAATCAGATTTTGCGATTGGGCAAATTTGCTTCCCGGCAAAAAAACGTTTTTTTTCTCCACAGTAAGAGCAAGTTTCTACGCCGATCGCCTGATAAAAACCAGTAGAAAATCTTGAGCGCATTTCTTGTTCTTGACTAGATTTTGGTAACGTTTCTTCTTGATCGACTGAATTGCTCTTGTCTTCGCCAATTGACTCAGGCAATTGAATCAATCCAGATTCAGATTGAAATAACAAATTTTGATTGCTTGATTGTTTCTCCAGGATTAAAGGAATTGCTTCAGTCCATCCATTTTCGGGTTTTGGAATTTGCAAGGATTCAGCGATTTCCTTAATTTCTCTCCAATCAAGCTGAGATAGCTCAGTATTGGACCACATTTTAGCCACCTACACTGGAGAATCAGCTAGACGAATCTCGACAACTCTTAATTGTTCGTTGCCCGATCCACCTGCGCGAGCGGGATCAATATCTAGCGCCCCGTAGCCTTCGTGAGATAACCAAATATAGCGATTCAATCGGCCAAAGTCGTCATTGTTATCGCGCCGCAACATCATTGGCATTGATGTCGCCCATCCAATAGAATCGGGACCAAAGGCAAAGCCTGATCTCATTACTTTTGATGCGCCGCCGCCAACTGCTTCTTGTGCAACTCCAGTCGTTCCCACCGCACCTGTACTAAAGCTGCTGCCCTGGAAAATATGAAATCCAGCGATCTTGCCGACATATCCAGAGATTCGATTGATTTCATTATTTTGAGTTGCGTTCACGAACATATTCGTCACGCTTTCAACATTTTCTTTTGAAATATATTGATGGTGTGAATATGTGTCAGATTGCAATTGCCCAACATGATTTGGGGGGCAAGCAATTCCATAGCAACCGTCTTCGTAAGTGGGAATATTTTGTGAAGCTAAATAAGCGTACAACTGACCCAAAAATGGAACGGTCATTTGTCCACCTGATGTCACCTGTGCCGCTGTGGAAACTACTCCACCGCCAGAACTGTAGACAACATTTGTTGTCGTAAACCAAAGCTCCTGGTGGGCCAAATCCTCCCACTGAGCATAGTTATAAGCAATACGACGGCGCAGGACCATCTCTAAATCAACAAGCGAGTAAGCGGTAATAAATTCGGGAATTGCCACCGCAGGATTTGATACAGTTTTTCCCATCCCGTTTTCGAGAATTACTACTGATTCTGCCGTGCTAGTTAAAGGCTGACTTGCGATATTAGTTGGAGTACCCGGAGTTAACGTCCAGTCGGCTGCTACCGTACCACCTTGAACGTGAGGAATACGAGGTACTAAAATCGTCTGTCCCGGAGGAATCCCTGTTTGAATTCGGCGATTACTGAATTGCCACAAAACGTGAGCGGGGGTATGCTCCAATCGCATCGACTCAGAAAGATAATCCAGAAAAAGAGGAGGCACGTCCGCTAAAGTAGTTGGGGCGTCAATGCCAGCGCCAGATCCCCCGCTACCTCGCAAAAAACCGTGTTTTTTGGCATAACATTCCATGCCATCTCTAAGTGCATCACGATTTTTCTTGACGAATTTCACTAAAGGCCGGTTATCAACCTGAAGACTGACCTTTCCCGTGGCATGATCGGTTACGTGGATACCAGATTTTTTCACTCCATCAGAAATTCTTTGAAATTCGCGAAATGCGGCGTCGCCGTCTAAGGCTTGTTTTGCAGCGGTGGCAATATATGGACCGGTTACAGCGGTAGAAGAAGGCGATCGCAGATCAAGACCTGGTACGGGAGAATAGCCAAAATCATTCACCACGCTGGCTATTAAATTTTTTTCGTCAACCGCTTTTTTTAGCTTTGCTTCGTATTCTTGCTTAAGCTGCTCTTTGGCGTCTCTTTCTTTGGTAATCTGTTCCACCAACGATTGATTTTGGTCTTCTACCTTTGCGAGTCGCTCTGAAATGTCCTTAGTTACATCTGCGGCTTTCTTGTCAAACATTTTTTGCAACATATCTTTGCTAAGAGAAATGTTGCCATTATCTTCAAAGCTAATCTGAGGAGTAATTGCCTGAATCGCCCGATCTAAAGACTGAGAAGGCTTGTCTTCTTCTGCGGCAGAATCACTGCCTTTAATGCTACTGGAAAAAACCTGTACAGGAACAGAGTCACCTGAATCAGTTGTAGCTGGTTGAGTTTTTTTCAAATTATCTTTGCCTGACTTTGCCCGATTGATGGCATCGATAATACCTTGTTCGTTTGTGGCCATGATTTATTTTATTGCTGTCTTTATGGCCAATGCTAATAAAAAATAGTATAATCTTCAAGTAAATAGACATATAGCAACTAAATAGACGCTATATGAATCAAACTAATTGTATTTTGCCGTAAAATGACAAATAATTTAAATGAACAACTTGGCTCTAGATTAAGAGAAGCAAGAAGGCTTTCTGGCATGACCCAAAAAGAACTGGCAAAAAAAATAAACTCTGAGCCATTATATTTGGAAATGGCCCAGAGAACAGTAACTCAGAAAATGGTAAGTCGAGTAGAAACGGGGCAGTGTCCGGCCAATTTTCTATACGTCCAGGTGATAGCACTCTTAACCGGGCAGCACACTAATTTCTTTACTATATTTTTGCATTCTGCGCTGAATAAGACCAGCGGCAGGCAAGTTCGGAATCAACACAAATGACACTTCTCCCAAGTCAATAATTCCAATTCGCTCATAATAAGGAGCAACGTTCTCTTTCCCTTTATTAAGTTCTGTAGGAACAGAGTGAGGACATTTTTTGTCCATAAAAGAACATTTGCAAATTGGGCAAAAAATGTCCTTAAACTCAAATCCTCCCAAGCTGACGGAGTTCAACAAGGAAAATCTAATTTTTTGAGCAATTGGCGAGGTTATCGGAATAGCAGCGATCGCGATAACTGAAATATATCCTTCTTCTTTAACTATTTTTTGATTAATATCTAATTGATCCTTGACTCCCATTTTTTGAACTAGCCACGAATGCTGATAAATTTCATCAGGAGAAATTATCTCGATCTTAAAATCTATCAACAAAGAATGGCTTTTATTTACTGAATCCCAGTCGTGATCCAGTGTGACGGGAATACCGCAAATCATGTTAGCCATTTTTTGCAAATCCGGAAAAGTCCACCGACTAAAGCTTCGGTTTACTATATTGTCGGCAATGCGGATCGGGTACACTACAAACTCTTCTGCTTGAACCGAAGGAAAACCCAAAGGAATATAAGAATTGTATTTCTCTAAATATTTTTCTGACGGAATAATATTGGATTGATAGGTTTCAGCATACTCGGCGACTTGCCCGTCATCAGTGCAGTATCTTAAAGTGATTTTTTCGGGCTGAATCCGGTGATCTTTGTTAATCAACGCATCCGAAGAATAGTGTAGAATTAAAGATTTTGTGCTTGGGCTTAACCCTATGGACTCTAATCGTTCAACCAAAGGAGAAGAAGTTATCTCTAGGTGAATATTTCCATCAGCCGAAACAGAAAGTGAAGCATCCCAAGAAATGATGCTAGATTGAAGCAATTCAATGATTTGTTCAACCTGATCCACGGAAACATTTTGAGTCTCGACCAACGTAAACTTAGGAGAATACAAAAAACGAGCGCTTCCTCTGGCGTCAGAACGAATATCAAGAGGAAATGGTAAAATTTGACAAGTAAGAGTGAGTAGAGACATAATGGCTTCTTTGTTGCTAAGTTTAAACAATCTGTCGGTTGAAATTGGTTGCGCTTGTAGTCCTTTTTTAGCAGGAGGATATAAGCGTACTATGCTTGATTTTGCTCAAGTAGAGCGAACTATAGTTGGCACCCCAATGATGGGTTCTCCATTCTATATTAATCCTTTTTTTTGGGAAATACAGTCAATTCTTAAGGAAACTGAAATGACAATGTTACAATTGATTTATAAAACATCGGACAACTTAAGGAGACAGCACAAGCCTTACTCGGTAAATTGCCAAGATACAATTGAATTCATTGTAGAAGAAAGCACAAATTCTCGTCAAATTGCCACAGGATTTTCTTTGCAAACGATTGAAAACACCGCAGGTATTAAGTATTATGGGGCATTTCCAGTATGGATCGGCAACTTAGAAATTCAGCGAATAAAAACATCTCACCTGTGGCAAGCTTCATTTCAACTGACAGAACTAGATCCTTTAAGTTAAAAAAATATGGGTACTTTATTAGTTTATAACGGCGCAAAATGGGTTTCGATAGAACCACACGCATTTAGTCACGCAACTGGCGGCAAGGATGAACTAATGGCGTCTCTAATTGGTGCCGCAACTGAAGATTACGTTGATAGCGTGATTGCTCATGTTGCTGATAGCGTGATTGCTCATGTTGCTGATACTGATCCACACCCAGATTATTTGCTCCAATCCGAATCAGATACATTATACGATTCAATCGGTACAGCTAACGCAGCAATTTTAAGCCATGTTCAATCACCAGATCCCCATCCTAATTATTTGAATCAGTTGCAAGCCGACAGTTTGTATGATTCTTATGGAGCCGCCGCAAGTGAAATCGGCGATCATCTAACAGCAAATAATCCACACCCTGGTTACTTGACTCAATCGACGGCTAATGCTTTATATGATTTTTTTGGTACGGCAGACACAAAACTCGCTGATCATGTTAGCTTAGAAAATCCGCATCCCATTTACTTAACTCAAGCAGAAGGCGATACAGTTTATTCTGCCTTAAATCACAATCATCCTTATGCCTCAATTAACCATAAAACACAGCATGAGCCCCTCAGCAATGACTCTTTGGGTGGATATGCTCTTACCGTCCATGCCCATACTGGATCTAATATTTCGGGAAATATTTCTGGTAATGCAGCAAATATCACTGGAATTGCAGAGATCGCCAATGGCGGCACCGGAGCAAGCACCGCCGCCGCCGCTCTTACAAATCTTGGTGCCGCTCCCACCTCTCATACTCATGCTGCATCCGCCATCAACAGCGGAACGGTAGCGATCGCCAATGGCGGCACCGGAGCAAGCATCGCCGCCGCCGCTCTTACCAATTTAGGCGCAGCACCCGCCAGTCACAGTCACGCCGCATCGGCCATAGATTCGGGGCAATTGGCGATCGCTAATGGTGGCACCGGAGCAAGTACCGCAGCCCAGGCACTTATTAATCTGGGCGCAATTGCAGCATCAGCAACCCCAGGAGAGACGACTGAGATAATTGTTCAGCTTACCGATAATTCGATACAAGGGTCTGCCGATGCCTCGTTTTGGTATGATGCGAATCAACAAAAGGGGATTAAATTAATGAACGTAACCCAGTCAATTGGTTGGCCGGGAACGTTTGGGGGGGTTTTTTGGGTGCAATTTGGATTTAGACGAGCAATACAATTATGGTTTGGAATCCCCTTAAGTTATGGAGGAATCAAAATCAGAACAGTTAACCCAGGGGCGTATCCACAATTTAGTGAATGGAGTTCCCTGTTAACTTCGTGAAAATTGATATTATATTTTATTCTCTGCCTCATAAGCCCTTGGTCGCGTGTTCAAATCACGCCTGAGCCATAGACACCGCTTCTGTAGGCTCAATGCGGTGTTTTTTTCACACCATGCTACAACTTTGCTACATTTTTTGTACTTTGTTTTGTAGTTAATCAAAATATTAATTCAAGGAGCCAACTTAGTTTTTTTCGCTCTTTTTTTAGAATACCATTCAGCAATTTCAGGCACCCATGCTTGGAAATGCGGCCAAATTAAATCGCAGAGTTTCTGACATTCTAACTGGGCATCTTTTTTCCAGCGCATATCTAATAAATGCATCAGCGATCGCACATTTAAAGACATGACCCAATGTTGTCGCACATCAAAGGGAATAATCCCTCTAGCGTGTTCTTCCGCTGCCCCTTCAGCGATCAGTTGTTGATAGCGTTTTGCTGCTTCTAAACACCAAGCTAAATCGCGATCGCGCTGTGCTTGAGTATAGTCATAACGCTTTCCTTGGCGATCGGTGTAACTGCCCACTGGACGGAGATAAAATACGTCTTCAATTTCTCGTTTTCCTTCCGCAGCATCAACAATCCGATTTCCCGTATAGCGGTTAGAGTTATGCACCACCATGCCATTGGCGACAAAATTATGCCAAAGCCCTTCTACTTCTAAGTCATAAGTCATCTGAAATCCCAGGAATTCAACGCTTTTCACCTTAACTGGATGCGATCGTAATTTACTCCCTGGTGATTTCGGTTTAGGTTGCCAGTTTTTTGGTTCGAGAGTTGGTTGATAATGTTTGGCAAACTCCGCCTCTTTGTTATTTTTCTGTTCTAGAAACTCTTTATTCCGATAAAGTCCATTGCCTGCCACTGCCATGCCATTACATAAGACCCAGCAATTTTTGGTCATGTTAATTACCTGACCATTTTCGGCTGTCATTAAACCGACCGCTTCCCCCATTGTTTGCCAGCCGAATGTGGTAAATAAGCGGTGATTGGTCGTACAATCTAAGGCTTTACCATCTTCTAAAGTTAGGCGATAAACAGGTTGAATCCCTTTAGCCATCACATCCTTAATATGTCCGAACTCAAAAAAGCCAGTGGTTTCATTCAGAACCCTTAGCCGCATTTTTTTGATTCGGGTTTTGCCATCACGACGATATTCTCCAGTGGGTTCTCCGTTTCGACCTTGTTTTAATCGTTGGCGAATCGCTTTTTTGCCATTCGTCCATAACTCGTAAAGTTCCGCAATTTTGATTTTGCGTAAACTGCCACTAGCATGAACAAATGTCACCTCAGTATTTCCCGCCAGACACTGCACGTCGAAAGAAATTCCTACGCGGTGAGTTCTAATTTGCTGCATCACACTATGAGGAAAATATCCACAATTAAAAACAATGGCAGGGTGTTCGCAGCTACCAAAGTGTCCGCGATCGCCTGCCAATAATCTTTTTACAGCAATTTCTCCGCACTTGCTTTCTGATGGCCATTTGTCCAACTTAGATAACCACTCATCTATTACATATTCTTCGCTGTAATCCTGGTGCATTGCTGCATAAATAATTTGCTGAGGATTCGCAGCTTTAGATAGCACTTCTACTCGAAATTTTTCCATAAATTAGATATAATAAAACAAGAAGTTAAAGTTATTTTAGTACGAATCATGGATAAAGCACAAGAGATTTTACACAGTTTAGAAAAATTAATTAAATGGCGACGCGGGCAATCAAGATGCAAGCACTCTAAAAGCATTAGAGAAGGTAGTGTATTGTGCGAAGAATGCGGATTTCTTCGCTTGCCTGTGGTCACAACATACCCGTCACAATGCAAAAAATGCGAGCAACAACTTTCTAAGGTTGATGCAAGGGGGATATACTGTCCAGTTTGCAATTCTTACGAAAACTGGTTCTGCGCTCCAGAATTGCTCGTAGAAAAACACAGAGAATCAATTAAAGATTTTGTTGTCAGATGTCTGGATAACTATCCAGAACAAGAAGACTTTGCAAAAAGAATGGGATGGCCTAATTGCAGCGATCGCCAATTGGTTTGGTTGGCAAGCTTTCTCAACGAACAAACGATCATTGAGTCAATCTTAACTTCTCACAATAACGAAATCACTTCGCCGATTCCCCGAAAAAAAATCAGTTAATTTTAGCAATTTTTATTTATCATGCAAGCAACTCATATTTTACAAATACAACCCTGTCAGCACCCAAGGTGAGTCGCATTACCTTGGGTGCTGACAGGATTTTGTCAAAATTTATATTTTTATATTAATCCATAAAACATCCACATCCGCCCAAGTCAAACAAATCTAGCTGAATTTCAGAATTATTCACCTGCTCACGCAAATTCGCTAAAGAAATATCTTTTAAAATGGTAACTGGTTTTTGCAATAAATTTTGCATTTCTTTTTCGTGATCTTCCCATTCAAGAAACCTTTCTGGAAAGTATTTTAGTAGTTTTCGCCATTGTGCTTTTCCGCCTCGAACACACGCTCCTCCGCAGTTATTGTGCGGAAATCCTTTGCTATAAAGTAAAGGCAAGCAAATTCCTAGTTTGCTAATTTCATGCTGGCACTGGAGTTTATCCCAGTAAGGCGGATCGCAAAGTGGAGCAAGCACATCCCAGGGCTCCCAGGACGATTTAATCTTAGACAGTCTGTGAATCTCACTCCAGTCAATTCCTACAATTAATTTAACTGAAGTATCACAATTATTCTGTACCCAATTAAGGCAAGTTTCCTGTTTTAGGACGTGGCTACATGGAGCAATTCGACTATTTCCAAGCCATCGCTTATCTTTAAAAACTTGTTGCGGAGTTCTTCCGTCCGAAACAAAACAAAGAGGAATTAATGTTTTTTTGCTGAACTCATCGATAAAACGATATAAATCTGGATCTTCTATTTTTGTGTCAGCAAACAATAAAGTGATTTGAGTCGTTTTTGCTGTTTCTAGCAATTTTAATACAGAAGCGGCAGACCCTACTCCTCCGCTAAAAAAAACTACATATTTTTGTTCTATCATGTTTTCTCGTTTAAACTTTATCAAATATTTTAGCACATAAAATCCCACCATTCCATTAATAACAGAAAGGTTTAATGGAATTTTATCAGCGGCCAACTATACCGATTCAAAAATTTTCGGAGTCAGTCCAAAAGATTGGCAAATTTCTGTCAAAAATTCTTGAATAAATGAGACAAAACCAGAGGGATCTAGCCATTTTGCCGCCACCAACATCCCCTTAAGTCTATCAATTCCATATTTTTTGATAGCAGAGGCAACAAATTTAGTGGTACAAAGCACATCTTCTTCTATTGTTTGAGTCAGATGCTCCCAATATTCGCCATAAAATTCCAAAGCCAGGTTGGTCAAGGCTTCAGTTGTATCTTCTGTTTGTTTAATTTCGCTATATATACTGTCTAATAGCGAAATTAAACAATTTTTCAACGCCTTAAATCCACCAAAAGCTTGGGCAATTTGACTGATCCGCCCTTTCGTCACTCCCACAAAATCTGCTACCTGCTGACAGGTTTCTGCACCCGCCTTAATCGCCTCCCCAATTTTCCGCTTAAGGCGATCAACTATTCCTAGGCATTCAGGACTGAGTGATTCCAGATCAACAACCTCGACTTCGCAACCAAGGGGAGATAAGTCAACATCAGTAATTACCCATATAGTTATATTTTCCTCGCGCAAATTCGCTCTTGGGCGGCCAATAGCCTGTTCGTATTCAATGTAAATTTTTTCAAGCAAATACTGATTTAGCTCATCTTCAGAAGGAAGATGAACAAAAAGAAGGTGAAACTCGCTTTCTACTGATGCGAGATTTTGTGCTGGCGTCAAAGTCAAGATAAGATCCGTCACGCCTTGCTCGTAGAAATAATTTGTTCCTCGACTGTGACTGCTAAAAAAGTAGCGATCATCGCCTAATTTTTTGCTGCCGATAATCGCAGCCTTGGGGCATTGCTGTAAAATTGCTTCCTTGGCCGCTTCAATTCGACGCGCTTGATCTGCCCCCCGGTGCAGATAGGATTTGAGAGGAATTTGCTTAATTATTAAATTTTTTGATTTTTCTGTTTCCTGGCAAATAACAAAAATTTCGTCTGAGTCGCATCGTAAGATGGCCGCCAAGCGATCGCGTGAAAGCGTAGCATCAGAGAAAATATTTTTTTCAGCCTCTCTTGCTATTACAGGGATGCGATCATTGAATAGATCGATCGTTAGACTTCGACGACTAACATGAAAATGCCCTAATTTTTGCCCTGTGAGAATCGCAAAAAAGTGATGCAACCATTGTTTTGTGAGTTTTTCCGCTTGGGATAACTTTTCTTGGGTAAAGGCGTGTCTTAATGAGATCGCCTCTTTTCCTGTTAATTCACCGCCGTCGAAAGAATCGTTCAGAAAATCTAGCTTTGGAGAAATCGCCTCATAAACTTCCTTGAGTTCTTCATGTGTAAATTTTCCCATTAAATCCTTGACATTGAATGATTCAATGATCTTGGAATGAGGCATCCCAAAGCGGGAGTTGTCTTCGGAAATTATTTTTCTGAGAATCTTGACTAACTTCCCGATTTCAAATGCTCTTGACACTGATTGAAACGATTGCAGGATTTCAGTAAAAAAATTGTCCAACAGATCCAAGTATCCAGCAGAATCTACTTGTTTTACGGATGCAATTAACTCAGTAAAGTGATAAAAGCCATGCTTTTGATAAATATCAGCAATAAAGCTACATACTGGTAAAGGCGTCTGAGATGATTGAGCTAAATAATTCCACAATTTCTCGAAAAACTTTACTCCCATTTCCTTTGCAGTCACCGACAAGTCATGCGCTTGGCGCAGATTTGATATCATTAACTTCATGCAAGATTTGAGCGTGTTAAAATCACCAAACTTGCCAATAATTTGATTACTGATATCGCTTGAAGTTGCCGCATCAAATCTTAGCGAGTCTATTACATTGAAGTTAATATCGCAAAAAGTTTTTTCTAAATCTTCCAGCGATACACCAATAGAATGGACTATCGGGACTGAACCAAATTCCTCCCAATAAAGCAAGCTACCCAGGTCTTTTCCTTGTTGCGATTTTGCATAAGGGAAAGATTCACCGTCAAAAGCCAATTCTTTGGGCTGGGGCAAGGATTGAGGGTGGATAATTATAGCGGACTTACCCAGACCTTCTCTCCGCTGATAAATGTAATTGGGATAGTCGCCAGCAGATCCCTTAATTTGAGGTGATTTGCAAACATTAAAATAAGGGCACGATACACAGCCAATTCTCGAACTATCCGCATTCTCGATCCCCGCAATCCTTAATGCCGTGAAAATTTCAGGAACGAAGCAACTGGGGGGTGCCGCCAATTGATCCCCTTGCTTCGCAACGCGGTATTCTCCGGTGGCTGTCTTTGTTACTCCTTTGTGTCGGGAGTCGATCCGTGTGACACTTTTCAATCCTTCTACTGTTACGTTCCGTGGATCTTGAGTGACAAAAATGATTCGACTGGCACCAAAATACTCTCCGCCAAGTTCAATCATTTCCGCTGCGGTGTAGCTTTTTCCTGTCCCGGTCGGGGAAATATCTAAAATATATTTTTTTTCAGAAGCTAAAGCCGCTTCAATTGCTGCGATTCTTCCGCCCTTTGGAAAATAAAGATCGACAAAAGATGGCTTGCGAATAAATGCTTTCCGTTCGTTTTTTGCTGCAACAACAACTTCTTCTATCGGGTATAATTTTTTCAGAGATTTGGCTAGTTGTCTCTGATATTTTTCTTCTTCTTCTAGTAATTTTTCGACCTTTAACCCACACTTAACTGCGGCATCTTTGAATTCGCCGACAGATAACCAGCGCACTTTTTGTTCCCAAGTTGCTGTTTCTTCGCCAAGATCAACTAACCAGTCATCTGGAGATGGAATTAGGTTGCCGTTTAACTGGCCGTAATCGGCAATCACAATCTCCAAGAAATTGTTTTCTGAGTTTCCGATCGCCTGAAGCTTTTGGATTTGCCCCCAGGTTCTTTGAGCCACTTGGGGATTCCCTAGGCTGTTCGCGTCAGCAAAAATCCCAAGTTTTTTGGGATGATACTTGCGAATATAGCTTCTAATTTGCGCCTCTCCGCTCGTCCAATTACCACCGGCTGCACCAATTAAGGTTCGCTCTGTTTTTAAAAATACAATATCAGTTTTTAAAAACCCTTCAGTGAGCAACGGAAAATCTGGCTGGTCGCCGACCATGATCGCCAGGGGTGATTCTACTGCACCTTCGGTAGAGACTTTAAGTTTGTATTTTCCGCCACCGGACAACCACTTGTATTTGCCGATCTTGTTTTCGGTGCGGATTTGTGCCGCCACAACTTGCCCGTATTGCCGAACCGGGCAAAGAAAACCGGGATCTGCTATTCTAAATTCTCCGCCAAAAATTCCTGGGAATTCTGTCCCCGATACACGATCGCCGGGGTTGATCGAGACATAACCAAATTCTTTGATCTGAGATTCGCTCAGACCTCTCTTGGTTAAATCATTAAAATGAATATCCGATAATCCAAGCTGTTGTTGAATTTTTTTATAATTTCTATCGCGATCATGGGTGTTTTGAATCTTAATTTTGGTCGGATCTAGCTGGACGTATGTTTTAATTTTTGGCTTGGGAATAAGATCACCACTGTTTTTGGGGCGCTCATATCCTCCATCCTTCAACGGTAACGGCAATCCAAGTAAATCATGGGCTCTTTCAATTTGCTCTTTCCATTCCGAAATACCACACAGCAATCCCACTAATTGAGAAGGAAACCACGCCTCTTCGCAAGTATGGCAATAGATGTGAGGCGAATCATTGCTTACATAAAGATAAGCACTGTAATGTCTATCTTCGTGTTGCGGACTCGGACATCGACAAGAGCGACCTCTTGTTTCCACTCCTAAAATATCTAGGAGCCGGGGAAACATTGTATTGAGATTTTCGTTGCATTTATCAAAATCAAGTAACGGCATATTGTAATTTACCTGTAATGTGTTGACAACAAGATAAACGGGATAAGGCAAAGATTAAGCAGTGATAATTTTAGTGAAAAATTTTATTGTTCCCACAAGAGATTCCTTAGACTTCTTTAGTCCTCATAAGCCCTTGGTCGCGTGTTCAAATCACGCCTGAGCCATATACACCGCAAGCGATCTGAGGAATTTAGATCGCTTTTTTTGTGAGAATAAATATATCCATAGGTAGGCATTTGGTTTCTTTTGTATTTAAAATTTTAAGCAGGAGTTAAGCGGGAGCAAAACTATGTCTAACAACAAACTTACGATTGAAAGTATCAATCAAGAACTCAAGGCGGCCAAGATCCGCATCCGCATCTGTACGGTAAAAGAAGGAAATACTTTGTTCTTAAGGGGGACTTTGCCTCCTAAGCCGGGTAGTGGAAAAGTTGGGGCTTACCAGCAAAGAGTCTCCCTTGGAGTTTTTGCCTCAGAAGTGGGGCTTCAATTTGCAAAAGGAGAAGCAATTAGATTGGCTGGCCTATTGGATACATATAGATTCTCATGGGAATCTTATCTCCCCGACATTTTCAATGATAGCACAAGTCAACTCAAAAAATGTGGGGAATGGATCAAATTGTTTGAGGAAGATTTTTGGCAAACGGGGACAAGATGCCGAGTTACCTGGAAGGATTACCGCAAGGTTTTCAAGAAGCTTCCTGCTAATGAATTATTGGTTTACGATCTTGCAAAAAAAATTATTTTAGATACAAAGCCAAACACGAAAAGCAGGGAACGTACCACGGATAAAATTGCATCACTTTGTGAATTTGCCGAAATACCCGATGCCTCAAATTTGCGCCGTTACCGGGGTTGCTATTCTCAGAGGGGTAAGGATACGCCTATAGTTGTCCCTGCATATCAAGAAATTCTTGATTGCGTGGATCATTTCCATAATGATTGGTGGCGAAATGCCTTTTGCTTGCAGGCAGCTTATGGACTCAGAAATCACGAAATTTACCACCTGAATTTTGACAAGATGCACCAGGGTCTTCTGATTGTCAACAAAAATACAAAAACTGGCTGGCGGGTAGTCCCCAGTTGCCACCCTGAATGGGTGGAAAAATGGGGACTCAAAAAATTAACACCGGCGGATATGCCCCAGTCTACCTTGACCGATAATGACTTACTTGGTCGCCAGGTTTGGAAGGCTTACAAGCGATCGAAAGTACCATTTTCCCCCTATGCTTTGCGCCACCGATTTGCCTGTGACTGTGCCTTACAAAATAAGCCTGTGGCCTTGGCCGCAAAAGTCATGGGGCACAGCTTAGAAACGCATACAAAAATTTACCATGCTTTTCTCAGTCAGGATGACTTGCTGAGTGCATGGTATAAGTAAATTTTCAAGACTTTCTTTTAGCCATTATTGTGTTCATGTATTTTTCTATGGCGGGTAAGTTATACTCATACTGACCAGAAGGTGTTCGCCGATAATGGATGCCTTCAATCCAGTAATTAATTCGCCATCTCCTGATCGTTGATTTATGTTTTCTGAGTTTTGCTGTAATTTCTTTAATTTTCAAGTAATTCACTTTGTTTCCCCTTGATTACAATGATACCCCGACTAAAGTTTAGTCGGGGTATTTTATTTATCGACCAAAAAGTAGCACTTCTGAGGATTTAAATAACCGCTCATTGGTTGGCAGTTGCCAACTTCTTAGGAGGTCAAAAATGGCGATTTTTGCAATCTCATATCGCTGTTCGTCCATCACATAACATTTAATGTGATAATCATTTAATTGCTCTTGTGGGTTTAATTTTTTCCGACCTCCTCTTGGTCCAGTTTTTATGATTGGTTCAATAAAGCAGCAAGACCCAATGTAATAGGATGGCGAGTCATTGATCGCCAATCCATTCGCTACAAAAACATCCAATAGTGCGCCTATAGCATTGTCTATATCCGCCCTCAAGGATCCGTGAAAGCAAAAGATTAAGCCAAACCTTTCAGGAAATGCTTGAATCTGCTGTTGATTTAGGTAAGAAATTACCTTATTCTGCCATTCCCTGTATTCAGAAGTCATGTATGCCCCGTTGGTTCCGAACCGAGGCCGCTCTTTGGCGGCGCAGAGTTTCGGTTTGTTGTTGATCACTACAGCAGGAATTTCAAAATATTGACTGCTGTTTATGCCGAAAATTTGACTGGCTGCCATAGCGTGTACGTTTCTCCAAATACTTTGATAAAGTTTTCTGGGTGATTTCCAAAATAGTAAAGGCAAGTGTCGTACCGATTGCTTTCGCCAATTGGTTGTCGATCAAGATCCACGAATTGTATTCGTGGGCATACCATTGCTCCTACCTTGCAGTGGCTACCCAGCAGCTTGCTTGTACCTGCATTTTGCATAGTCCCTGCCAGCATTAGCGCGATCGCTTCCGCTACATTCCCAATTTCCATTTCTTGAATCAATTTTTCCAAGAAAAGAGATTGGTTCCCCTTATTTCCCACTTTGCTGTAAGGAGGATTCATAAACAAACAGGCATTAGGGATACGACCTGGATTCCAGGTTAGTTGTTCTAGAGCATTATCTTTTTTGGTGAAAAAAGTTTTTGCTCCTATTAAATTTGTTCCGTCTTCCTTTTTTCTTGTACAGGGATCTATGTCTATGTCGCTAAAGTCAGGTCTGGACATCTTGAATACTTTTCTGATCTGGCCTAAATGCCATTCAGGGGTGTAGGCTTCATCTGAGCCTTTTTCTTCTTGTCTTTTCGTCTGGTTGACTGACTGAAAGGTAGAAAGTTTATTATTAGCAGATGCTTCAAATAGCGAAAGTTGATTTGGCGTCATATAGCTAGTTCTACCCGGTTTTAGTGACCTTTGAATTCCGATTGTCTTTAGTAATTCTGCCGTTTTTGTTCGTAAATTGATTCGAGACTTGCGACTACAAATTCAGCCGCTAACGGAGGAATGATCGCGTTTCCGTAGCCCCGTAAAGCTCTGGAAATTTTCAATCGCTCCACTCTATCCCGTACCCCCATCAGCCACCGGACAAACTCCGGGTTTAATGGGGCGCGATTGCCCTTCTGAATCTTGAATGAGGTCATTGTGACCTGCTTCCTGCTTTTCATCTCCGATCATTAACCCGATCGGAGATGAAAAAAATATGCTAAAATAAATTTAACTGCATTGGTTGATTTGTTGGCTCCAGCTTTGCTTGCTGGGGCTTATTTTTTAGGTTCTGTTCGGGAAATTCTTTAATCTCTTCTCCTTCCAATAAGCAACCACCTGCTTTTGGGGTTCTGCCGCCCCATTGCTTGAAGAAAAAAGGCACTCCCGCTACATAGCACTGATCTCGAATACTTATTGCCCATCGAGATGCCATATCGCGAGAACCCGCCCCCGATTCCCCACCCACAATTACCCAGTGAATGCCATACAGGGGTAGGTAAAGGGGACCTAGCAGTGGCTCGCAAGAAAGGAATCGGATTTTTGCAGGAACCGTAACCAAATCAGCAATTCGATTAACGTAATTCTGAGTCTCTACTGATACGCCCATCCAGATATTTTCATGCCAGATTAATTTAGGGGCAAGTTCTTTCAGGCGATCGCTTCTTTTTGTCAAAATTTGATAAGTGTGCCAAGGGGTTTTTTCTATAACGCTAAATACCTCTTGAATAAATTCAAGCGGCACATCTTTGTGAAACAAGTCGCTCATTGAGTTAACGAATACTCGACTAGGTTTGCGCCACTTTAAGGGGTCGGTTAATCGGTCTGAATGTAATGTTAAGTCAAAGCCGTTTGGCCACCCGTTTGGAAAGCGCCTTGTTAGTTCTTCTGCATAACACCGGAGGCAACCTGGGCTAATTTTTGTGCAGCCCGTGGTGGGGTTCCATGTGCGGTCTGTCCATTCAATACCAGTTTTTGTGTTTGACATTTTTACTCCTCAGTTCCGTCTGTGCACGAACACATGATCAAATTTTTAATACTATCGATTTCCAATTGCTCGCTTTTAGTCAATTCATTGCAATTAGACCATCCGAAAGAACGACCTAAACCAATAACTTTGCTTCCTTGGGGGGTGTGTTGTAGCGCCTGTTTTTCCAGAAATACCCCGATCTCGTAGAAGTCCGGGTGTTTTTCTTTCAATGCTAATACTTCGCTGATTTTTGCATTCGGGCAAAACCAGCACGATGATTTTGCTGGTTGTTTCTCCAGTAATCTACACAAGTCTAGGCAGTTTTGCTGGTTTTGGTTGAATCTGCTGACTAATGGATAGTCGATCAAACCATAGCTTGTTTCAAGCGACTTGGCTTCACCTTGTTTTGTAAACAATCTTTGGGTTTCGCCCGAATGGATTCCGATCCATTGAGTAATTGGCAATAAAAGGTAATTGTTTTTTATGTAAGCTTCAATTACAGCGATCTTCCATTCTTTTGAGCAAGCACCATATCCATAGGCTTTAGAGGGAAGGGTTTCGCTTAACAGGCAACGCTCACCCAGCGTCTCTGCTACTCCGTAAATCTTGGTATGAAACTCAACAACAATCCAAGGGAGAATGGCCATAAAAATTTTAGTATTCACCCTTGACTTGAGATTTTCTACCCGTGCTTTTAGATGGGATTCTAACGTGGTTCTTTTTCCTGGATTACCGGGATTCTTTCTCAGAACAGTTATGCCGACCATAGGCGGATACCCTTGCCAATCATTTGTCAACCAAGTGTTGAACCATTCGATAAATTCATAAGTCCGGGGATGCTCATTTCCTGTATCTGCAAATAATATTGCATCCACCTTGATGCCCTTTAATCTTGCTATTATTAGCATGGCGGTAGAATTTACTCCGCCACCATAGGAAACTACGATTGGCCAATCAGGAAGCACTCTATTTTTTATTGCCTCCACTGGATTAATCGGCAATTCTTTTTCCATCTCTTTGAAAAGACTTAATTGTCTCATTTTTTTATCGTCTCCTTTGATTTATTCTTGACTGAGCAAGAATTTCCTTCCACTCTTTTAGCGATTCCCAATGTTCATTGACCCATGAGTAAAGTTCTGTCCATTGCTTGTTGTTTGCTACTTTTTGCCCAATTTTTTTGTTCAAAAAGTCAATAAAATTTTCGGCGCTTGAAGAGTCTGCATTTAAAATTTGCAGTAATCTTTCTAAGTATTGAACTTTTTCACTAAATTTCGATCTCGGAATTTCGTTTTTTGTAAGTTCTCTTTGTCCATTTTTTTTTACTAACACTATTGTTAGTCTCTGAGGTATCGATTGGTTTGTGTACGCTGTTATTTTTGACTGCGAAATTGAATAGCATCCACAGAAAAAATAATAATCGTCCTGATTTTTTCCGTGGAGTCGAAAATTTTCAATTAATTTA